ACCCCACCCCCCCCCCCCCCCCACCACCCCCCCCCCCCCCCCCCCCCCCCCGCCCCCCCCCCACCGCCCCCCCCCCCCGGGGGGGGCGCCGGGGGGGGGGGGGGGTCCGGTCGGCAACAGCACTCCCATATGTCCCTTGCCCAGATTTTTTCACCTTTTGGGGCCACAGGTCCGGTTTTACGGGTTTTGTGGCTGGCCTTTATTGGCTAAAGAGCCTGGTCGGTGGTTTTACCTTGGGTGGTGGCAGCAGATTTAGAGTAAATCCGGCATTGAGAGAGGTATTTGTCTACAGAACCACCCTTATCCGTGTGGAAAGGGGTAGTTCCGTAGACGTATACAAGTGTTTAAGTGACTGGACCCTGTCCATTCATCAGGCTGCGCATTTGCCACAGCCATTTGAACCAGATGGCGAGTTGCCAGATGTTCAGGATGAAGAAGACGGTTCCGGTGAGAAAGAAAGCTGCACGAAAGCAATCGCCTAGTTTCTTCATAATATAGCCTCCCAGCTACATTGCATTCTATCTGAAGGCCGGGATTTACGAAAAGTCCCAGTTAGCACCATTACCTTCGAGTTCCTTTTCTGGCACAAATTCGACCATGTCCTGCTTTAGCATAGAGAAGAAGATCCCCCTTGGGTCAAAGAGTGCTCGGACCATGATTTTTGGGTTATCGTGGTCGAAATTGGGGTCACTGGTGTCTTCTGCATAGTCACCTAGCCATACCAGTGGGTCACCTGGCTCGATGAGCTTGGTGTTGTCGAAGGTCACGGCTATGAAATACCTTAGCATAGATCGGTGGGTATAGACCGCCCCCTGAGTCGTGACCCGACCGGCTAGGCTGCCTAGTGACCTGGTCTTAGGGGACTGTTGTTTTCATCCCAGCCTGGTATTGGTTTCGCTTACCCCGGTTTTCGGGCTATTCCTTGCAGGCTCACGTCTACAAGGCAGGGCTTTCGTCCTCCACGCTTACAGGGGCGGTGCCACACTTAGCGTTTCGTAGGAACGACTCCTTTTTCGTTGAAACTTGTCTGCCTCAGCAAGTAGGTGTTCAACCAGTTGGTTACCTTCCGCTTATTCCAGTTAGTGGCTCTCTCCCCAAAGCGAAAAAGGGAGGGTGCCCAGGCGGTCGTCACCACCAAAGGCACCAACTGTCAAGGACAGTAACATGGACCGGTAAGTGTAGCACACGGTCGCCGGTCCTCCAAGTACAAATTTCTGGGGATGAATTCAACGGGAAGTTCTGCCTATAATTTTAGCTGGGATTCTTTACAAATTCACGAGGGGGGCGAGCATGGCTAATCGAATGTGGACACAGCAAGAGGAAGACGTGTTGAGGCAGGAGCGGCGGCAGGGGACGGAGGTAGCACAGGTTGCTGCCATGTTAGGCCGCTCGGAAGCCAGTATTTCTGGCAAAATCCGTGACATGAGGGATAAGGGTGAGTTTATCAGTACGGATTCCCGTGGCGCCGAGGCCCACACTACCCAAAACAAGGAAACCCTCCGAGAGGCGAGTCATGAGTTCGAGAATGTGGCACTCAAGGCGGAGATCAAGAACCTTGAGGGAAAGATCAGTGACTTTAAGACTGGAGTGAGCGTCGAGCCGGAGTGGAATGACGAGTGGGTTGGCCCCAAGGAGTGGGAGAGGGCTGAGAAGGACGGCAAGAGCCGTATCGACAAGGCGATCAAGCGTGGCCGGTTCAAGGTGGACTTTGAGAAGGGGCCGATAGCGATATGTGCGATTTCGGATCAGCACATTGCCAAGGGTACACCCTGTGACTTTGCCCGGATGCGTGAGGATGCCGAATTGATCCGCGATACGGAAGGGTTCTACGCTGTACTTGGCGGAGATGGGGTGGATAACCATATCAAGCACCGTAGCGCCATGATCTCGGCGCGAAGCAACCCGGATGACCAGTGGCGGTTGTTCGACCACTACTTACAGCTATTTGGGGATGGCAAGCACAAGGAAAGCAAGATACTGGCGGTGATATCTGGAAACCACGATGCTTGGACAGCAGAGATGGCTGGTGTGGACTATCTCTCCCAGGTGGTAGCCAACAACAAGCTCTGTTACGCCCCGGCTGAGGCTCGGCTGGATATTACCGTGGAGGGGCAGCCATATAAGATGGTCATGCGTCACCAGACGGGACGGTTCAATAGTTCGCTGAACCAGACCCATGCGGTCAAGCGGTTCTACGAATACAACGACGAGACTTTCGATATTGGGGTAATAGGGCATCACCACGAAGCTGCGATTGAGATGTTCATACGGCATGGCTTGAAAAGGTATGCTGCCCGTCCCGGTAGCTACCAGATCACCAGTCCCTATGCACACCAGTATGGATTCGGCAGGAGCATACCCACCTGCCCGACGTTTGTGCTATTCCCTGGCGAGCGCAGGATGATAGGGTTCTCAGATGTGCGTGATGCCGTCTGGGCATGGGGTAATGTAATTGGCAAGTAGGCAAGGAGGAGTATTGTGGTAAACCCAGAGGATATTATTCGCCAATCAGTCAATGAGGACTGGGTTTTGAAGGCGGTCAGGAGCCTGTCTGGTAAGCAGGCCATAAGCCTTCGGACAAGGCTGGCCAAGAAGGGCACACTCAACTCGCTACCCAAATCCATTGTTGGCGAGCTTCACATGATCGCTGCACCTATGGATTCCCCGCCCGGCATACCAAAACACGATGTCGTCGGTATAAGCGGGGAGGAGTTTAACGCACTCGCCCAGAAGCTGGGGGTAGGGTAACCGGCAGATAGCTTGCGGACAACCACCGCCAACCACCGCCAACTGACACCCCTGTCACTGACACCAGTGACACCCCCTCGCATACGTCCGCAGGTAGCTCGCACCAAATGCGCACCAAATGCGCACCAAACGCCCACCTTTGTCCACCTTTGTCCACCCCCTCGCATACGTCCGCACCAGTACGCACCAGGGTGCATTAGATCGCATTACCTTGTTGACAAGTATTACTGTGGAAAGTACACTACTTGTGCCACACGCGACTTCTATAAGTCGTACAGGGGAGAGTCAGCAGCCTTTGTTTTACAGGGCTTGGGTTGCTGGCTCTCTTTTTTTGCGCTTCCCACACACCCCCCTTGTTGTGTACATTTGGGGTATGAGACTTCGATTCATCAAGCCAGGCACCCGTGACCGCATCATGGTCAGGATGAGCAGCGTCAATCTTCCCGACGCCTGTGCCACTCAAAAGTTTGTTGTCGGTCAGGGATACGAGCAGGTTGGATTGGTGAAGTTCCTTCTCCATCTTGTTTTCTGGAAGAAGAAGAAGTCCTAAACTCAGGGCACCAGCAATCTGGACATGCACCTAGCTCACTATGTACTCTATTGCACCGATTGCATATTTTCTTCATTTCATTACCTTGTAGCAATGTAGCCGTTCGCATGAACCCTCTGGCCGGAGAAACAAATGTCATCTGATATTACCCAAGAAGAAACGGTTGTGGAAGAAAGCTCTTTTGAGGATTCGTCGCCGGACAGCGGCCCTGAGCTTGACCTTACGGATGTGATTACCGAGGAGCCCGCACAGGAGTATGCACCTGAGCCGCAGGAACCACAGGAACCACAGGAACTACAGCAGCAGCAGCAGCAACAGTACACCCTGGCTGACCAGGTATCGGCCCTTGGCTTTGCGGATGTGCAGAATGAGCAGGATGCTCAGTATCGTCTGCTTGATTCTTACCAGCAGCTTCAAAACCAGAACAGCCAGTGGGCTGACTTCTACCAGCAGCAACAACAGCAGCATGGCCAGCTTCAGGAGTTGGCTGAGCAAGGGCGTGAGTACCAGGATCTTCAACGCGATCCGGCATGGCAGCAGTACCGGGATCAGCAGGATGCGGCTCAGGCCCAACAGCAGCAGCAGCCTACCGGCGAGGAGCATTGGTGGGCACCTCCACAGATCGACATGGATGGTCTGGAGCGATGGCGAACCCAGAAGGTTGATCCGCAGACTGGCGAGATATATGCCGACTGGGTAGAGGGCACGCCACAGGAACTCAAAGAGGATGCCGAGGACTACGTTGCCTACCTCGAAGACTGGGCGGAGAACATCATCCGCAAGCCCAACGAGGTTCTTCCTGGGATTATCGAGCAGGAGTTCGACAAGCTCTTTAAGAGCCGCTACACGGCGCTAATGCAGTACAACAATCAGTACCAGCAAGAGGTTCAGAATACCACAGAAGTAAATGCCATCAACGAGAGAAATGCTGACTGGGTATATGAGGTAGACCCCAGAACAAACCAACATCTTTCTGATGCAAATGGCAATTTGGTATTATCGCCACAAGGGCAAGCTGTTACAAATTACATTAACTACTTTAGGGGTCAGGGTATTACTGATCCCACATCGCTTTGGGAACTGGCTACACGGATGTATAGCGGCGACCTCTCGGTAGCGCAGCAGCAACAACAGCAGCAGCAATACCAGGAGGCACAGCAGGCCCAGCAGCGGAACATGGAATACTTACAGCAATCCAACCAGTACGTTGAATCTGCTGGCGGAAGTATACCTCCTGCCGAAAACCCAACGGCCCGAAGCCAGAATCCCGCCGCGAGTGCGGGGGACAAATTACGCCAGCAGGCACTTGCCGATGGTTTTTTCTAGGGTTTTTTAGGAAGGGGTGAGAAGTGGCTTATAAAGGTTTTAACCCGGTCGCGTTCTCTCGTACCGCAGCAACCACGCTGGCAAACCACATCCGCGAAGTTGAGGAGTCAATGCTCCGCAACTATCAGATGGGTGCGCTGTTGGAAGCAGGGGGGCGAGTTAACTACAACAACTCTGGTGAAGGTTTTGACTGGCCGGTACAGTACCGACTGCACAAGGTCGAAGGCAACACTGGAGAAACGCAACGAAACTTTGCACGTCGCAACTTGTGGAAGACGGCCAGCCTTGAGTTCCGTGGTTACCAAACCACTGACTCGATGTACTACCGTGAATTCCGCTCGAACAAGGGGCCGGAAGGCGTCGTAAAGGTGTTTGACAATTTTGTTGAGCGTCTTGAGACTTCGCTTACCCAGGGTCTTGGCGGCGAGTATTATGCGGATGGTTCCGCTTCGGGCAACGAGCAATCGTGGCACGGGCTGGAGTCAATGTTCGTTCTCAACGGTACGGTAAACAGCACGTCCGGTGCCCAGCGAACAGCGAATGCCGCTGACATCGTTGGCTATCCGAACGATACCTACTCCGGCCTTTCGACAGTCCTCGGCAACTACGGTGGCGAGAACGAGTCGGGACAGTATTGGCCTGACGGTATTGCTGATGCTGAGTACGATTTCTGGTCGCCGCTGGTTGTGAATTACACGACCACACATGCCGACCTTCCCAGCAGCACCAACACTTGGGCTGGGCAGGGCGACGAGGCGATGCGTTACGCGATTATCAACGCGCAGCGTAACACCAGCAAGAATGGACAGATCACCAACATCCTGTTGGCACGCGATCTGTACATGGGATTGTTGAACATCATTGACACCAAAGAGCGGATTCAGATTTCCAGTGAGCAGAGCTTGCGTGCCCTTGGTTTCAAGAACGTCTTGAACTTTGACGGTATCGAAGTTAGCTGGGAAGCCGCGATTGCCAGTGGTGTCGGCTATGGCATCAACTATGACAACATGGAATTGAAGTCGATGGATGAAAGCCTGCTTCGCTCGGAAGGGCCGGAGTATGACATTCATTCACAGTCTTTCAATGCCGTCGTGAGTACGCTGTCGAACTTGAAGTTCTCCTCACCGAGAAACTTCTTCAAGCTGGCTGCTCTTGCTTAGTCCCCTTTTCTTGAAAGGAAAAGAAAAATGAAGTATGACATTCCTCCTTTTGATTTGGGCGAAACGCTCTCGGGGACTGACAGTGACAGCAACTTGACCAATGCTCATTGGGTTGGTGCTGTTTTTGAATTCCCCGACGTTGATCGCACACCCGCGCTTCGCGGTGGCAAAAGCCGCCGCAGTGGCCAAGCCCTCCGGGCAGTGTGCTGTCGTAACACCAAAGGCTCGGCCCTAACTGTAGCTACTGCTACTTATGGTCTAGCCCTTGGCTTTGATGTGGATGACTCTACTGGACGAGTTGCTGCCGGTTCTTGCGCAGGTCGCAGTTTGGCTGAAAACGACTGGTCTGGTATTGGTGATCCTGAGCTTGGGGCAACCACTGTCGCAGATGACGACCTTTTTTGGTTGATTATCGGCGGGGTTGTGCCAGTTTACGCAGAAGGTGGCATCGCTGTGGGTGCCCCGGTTGTTGCAGATGCAGGTACTGATGGCCATGTCATGGCTGCCACGGCTGCTCACATCGGCAACATCATGGGCGTTGCGGTCGATGCGATAAGTGACAATAACGCAGGTTTAGTTCACTTACACGTTCCTTACTAAGGCTGAGAGCACCCGGCTGCGCAGCCAAGCAATTCGGGTCTTGGGTACGCCCGCCGGGTCTTAATTGACCCGGCGGGCGTCTTTTGAATAGTGAAGGGAGAGGTCTGTAATGTCTCATCCAGGTCGGGGTCGGTCCAGGCGAAGGCGTGGTGGTTATCGTGGTCGTCGTGGTTGGGGGCGCGGGCGTCTCCGCGACCGTTTACGGAACAGGCTCAAGCGTCGTCGTTTTGGGCGTCGTCCAGACCGACCGGACACAGGCAAACGGCCAAGGCCACCCTCTGACGAGAAACCGGAAACACGACCAGACAGACGGCCAGACAGACCACGACCAGAGAGGCGACCGGACAGGCCGCGACCTCGACCTAGACCGCGACCTCAGCCGTGGGACGGTGGGCGACCCCCCGGAATTCCCGATAGGCCACCACGACAACCTCCAGGTCTTCCGAATCCGGGTGTGCCTTCGTTGCCTCCGGACGTGCCTCAACCTCCTCCTAGTTTCCCGGTAATTGACGGGCCAGGCGGGCCAGGTGGCTTTGGCGGGAAACTTCCTCCGGGCATGGATGGTATCTGGGATGGTGGAATGCCAGGCGACTTTGATGGTGGCACACCCCCTTCGTTCTTGGATCATTACCGAAATCAGGGACGCTGGGATAAGCTGCGCGAAGATCGTGGCGGCAGGGATGAATACGGTATGCCGATAACTCCTGGCGGGCCTCCTCCGGGTGGTGGTCGTGGCGGCAGATTTGGCATCGGTCGCGAATTTTTCCAGAACCCGTGGATGGATGGCGGCGGGCCTCCACAGCAACCTCCGGGCTTTGGTAATTGGGGCGGTGGTGCCGACTTCCAGTTGCCTCCGGGCTTTGGGCCTCCTCCGGGTGGTGGTGGACCTCCACAGCAACCTCCGGGCGGACCTCCACAACTTCCACCGGGCGTTCCAATATCCCTTGGCGGTGAGCCGAAGCCTCCGGGCGGCGGAATGCCTGGCGGCGGGCCTTCGTTACCTCCGGGCGTGCCTCAACCTCCTCCGGGTGGCTTTGGTGGCTCATTGAGCGGGGCCATGCCCTCGCAGACCCCTCAGCCTTTTGTGGGAAGCAAAGCGTGGGGTGTTCAGCAAAGGGGGATGGCAGAGGCGGCAGCAGTCAGGGGACGCAAGGAAGCGCAGGCCTTGGGGCTTCCACCGGCATCTCCGACTCCTAGTGGGACTCCTCCTTGGCAGCAAGGGGCAGTAGGGCCAACAGGCGAACCTCCTGTAGGCGGGCCAGCGGAGGGGACTGGAATGCCAGAGCCAATGCAACCTCCGGGTGGTGCAGGGATGCAGCCCGGTGGTGGAGCTTCGGTAGCGCCCTCCGCAGGTGGACTTCAAAAGCCATCAACCGAGGGATGGGGGTCTGTTGTTGACTGGAAAGAACGCCCCCGTGGTGCAGATGGTAAGCCCGCTGGCTGGGTAGGCGTCGACAGCCAGGGAACTGTTGTTAATGATGCAGTGCTTGGTCCTGACGATGCGGCTGCGGCTCCGGCTGCGGCTCCTGTTCCTGTTCCTGCTCCTACTTCTACTCCTGTTCCTACTTCTACTCCGGCTCCTGCCCCTGCCCCGACTACGGGGATGATGCCCGGACCTGCCGAGCCTCCGATGCAGCCAGCGGTACAGCCTCCGATGCTGCCTCCGGTACAACCCCCGGCTGCCCCTCCTGTGCAAACTCCGGTTAATGCTCCCGGTATGTTGCCAGGGTTTATGGGTCCACAGCAGCTTCCTCCGATGGGTGGAATGCCTGGCGGTGGTGCAGGCTTCCCCGGTATGCCTCCAATGGGTGGAATGCCTCCAATGGGCGGTGGGCCTCCAATGGGCGGTGGGCCTCCAATGGGCGGTATGCCTACTCCGGGCGGTGGTATGCCTAGTGGGCCAAAGCCTCCTCCGGGTCTTCCCACTAAGCCTTCACAGGCTCCGACTCAGCGGAAGACTCCGGGTGCAAGGCCGCCTATTCAGAGGGGGACGAGACGCCCTCCTCCGGGCGCAAGGCCGCCTATTCAGAGGGGCCGTAGTCGCCGTTCTCCGGGTGCGAGGTGATAAATGGAAACCAGAGGATGTAGCCAATGCTGTGGTGATTTCCCGCTGACAGATGAGTATTTCCATCGGGATGTTAGTAAGGCGGACGGTTTCAAGACCGTCTGCAAGATGTGCCGCTTGGATGAAAAGAAGCGGAAAGAAAACGATGTGATTGATGATCGCATCCAAAAGCTGGAAGAACGGGGAATCAAGCTGCTTGATACGCTCGTCACGGGGGGAAGTAATATTCCCCACATGGCTGAGACATATCAGCGGATTATGGAGGTGTTTGGCGGGCCGATGGGCTTTGCACAGCACTTCCTTGCCAACTATCTCAGCACCAAGCCGGGTAGTGCGGCGAGAGGGAAGCAGATTAACACGATTATCAGCCTTGGCGTTAAGGTGAGCGAATCCGGTGCTGCTGAAAAGAGCCTAGACGGAATTACCGACGAGGAACTGGAAAGCGAAATCAACGCTACCGCCAAGGCTTTGCTTATGTTCAACCCTATTGATGGATCAAAGAATGTTGGAATGGAGGATTCTAGGGTAAATGGCGGAGAAACAATGGCCTCTTGAGGCGGCTGAGGTTCCTGATTCTTACAGGCCCGAAGTAACCGAGCAGCAGAAGCGTGAGATGCGTTTGCTTTATGCAGAACGCTCTCGCCGTCGCATCGAATCGCTCCGACTCTACGAGCCCCTGCCATTTCAGGAGTCTTTTCACGCCAGCAATGCCAAGGAAGTCCTCATACAGGCTGGAAACCAGGTAGGCAAGTCGCTCTGTGCGTTTGTTGAAGACGCAAGGGCGGCCACAGGCCAAGACCCTTACAGCAAGTACCCCAAGGAGAACGGGGTGATGGTTTGTTTGGGCATGGACGAGGGGCACATTGGCAGAACGATCCACAAGTACCTGTTTCGGGCGGGTGCATTCAAGATTATCAGGGACGAGAAGACAGGATTCTTCCGGGCATGGAAACCGTGGGTTGAAAGCGACTGGGTGAGGAAAGAGGATGCCAAGCCTGCACCGCCGCTGATTCCCCCAAGGTATATCAAGCGGTTCGCGTGGAAGAAACGGGCGCAGCATGTGTTCGAGGTCTGCGAGCTTCACAACGGCTGGGTAATCTATGCGATGGGTAGCAAAGGTGACCCGGCACAGGGGTTTCAGGCCGATCTCGTGCATATCGACGAGGATTTGGAAAAGCCGGAATGGTATGACGAAATGATTGCCCGTCTTTCCATGCGGGAGGGAAAGCTAAGGTGGTCAGCACTTCCTCACGCCAAGAACGATGCCCTAGTGAATCTCTGCGAGCGAGCGGAGGACGAGGAGAAGCTGGAGAAGCCATCAACGGTTGTTATCCGGGCAACGATCTTTGATAACCCGTTCATGCCCAAGCAGGTCAAAGAGGAGAACATCAAGCGGTGGCGAAAGCGGGGCGAAGACGAATACCGCAAGCGTGCTCTTGGGGAGATGGTCACAGATAGCGTCCTCATGTACCCCACCTTCTCAAAGGATCTCCACCGGGCTATCAGGCGAGAAGAACCACGCACACAGGTTCAGAAAATACTCACAGAAGCCAAAGGAGAGCCACCAAAAGACTGGTGTAGGTATATGGTGGTAGATCCAGGGCACAGTGTTTGTGCAGCAACATTCTGGGCTACTCCACCCCCTGCTTTGGGGGATCATGTAGTGTGCTATGATGAGCTTTACTTACAACAGTGTACGGCTGAGATTTTCGCAGAAGCAGTGATGCGAAAAACACGGGATCATATATTCCAGTCGTTTATAATTGATGCACACGGGGGCCGGATCAGGGAAATAGCGAGCGGTGTTCTACCGAGAATTCAGTACACACGGGAACTGGAAAAAAGGGGTGTGAGGAGCGTGGAGACAGGCAGCGGGTTTTATCCTGGCAGTGACGACATCACTGGCCGGGAGATGAAGCTCAGAGATTTGCTCCATGTAGGGGCTAGTGGTACGACCAAGATGTTGGTTGTCATGGAAACGTGCCCGAATCTTGTACGGGAGTTTTTCCGTTTCAAGAAGAAGGTAATGAATGGATTTGTCACAGATGAGGGGATGAGGCGGGGGAATTGCCACGCAATTGAAACGTGCGAATATGCGGCGGCTCATGGAATGAAGTATATCCAGCCTCCCTACAAGGCGGTCAGGGATACGGTTGTGACAAGGATCATCAAGGAACGGAATCAGAGATCGAAGCAGCGTCGTATGAATTCTAGTCTTAGGGGTGGTGGTTACCGCTCCTATATTAACCTTGGACCCACTGGAGAATGAGAGATGGATGCTCCCACGAATGAAGAACTTCACAACTTTGTTATGCCGGAGGTTGTCGTCGGCACGCCGGTCACCTACTACCCCACGGGCATGATTGAGGGTTCGGATGTGCGGGTTGGCTTTATCATTCGCATATCGCGTTCTGGAAGGAATGTGGTTGTGCGAACGGCAGACGGCGGGCACTTTGAATCGGTTCGCCATATAGATGATCCCAAGCTCAAGCTGAATGTGGATCACCGAGAGGCAGGCGCATGGGACTTCACGGAGTTTCACAAGGCCGAGCTTGTTGAGAGACAGGGGATTGAGAGTAGGCTTGACCGGCTAGAGGGCCGCAAGACTACCAGCCCTCCTGCCCCGGAAAAGATTGAGGAGCCGTACTCTAGCCTGCGATCAAGGGCAATCGAACTGGGCATTGAGTTCAAAGGTAACCCCAAGCGACAATGGCTTGAGATCAAGGTTGCTGAATACGAGAACCAACCGCAGGAGCAAGAGGTAAATGCCTAAATGGGATAAATCTTCTCACCCTACTGCTCCTATTGTGGATTTGTGGTTAGAGAAGATAAAAGACGCCAAGAAGCACAAGCATGACCGCTTTGGCAAGTATGCCGATGAGTGCATGAAGTTCTTTGATGGCTCGCATGATTGGATGTGGAAGGGTGAATACGCCAAGGCTCCCGGCGGTTTCCTTGACAAGGAATCCCAGGGGGCTGCGCCCACCTTTCGCATGACGGTGAATCGCGTGTTTGAGGCCGTGGCGTTGTTTGGGCCGGTCTTATATCACCGCAATCCAACCTTGCAGGTGACTCCCCGTTTTGGGCCGGAAGTTTCACCGGAGGCTTTGGGGATTAACCCGGAAGATCCCCAGATGCAGCAGCACTATACGCACTTCCAGACCCAGCAGAAGTTTATCTCTGAGATCAAGCGAACTCACGCTTCGATCAAGGAGCATTACCTGAACTGGTTGCAGCACGAGGCGGACAAGAAGGTTCAGTGTCGTCGTGCGATCAACGAGGCGATCATCAAGGGGATGGGTCTTCTCTGGACAGAGATGTACCAGCCCAAGGGTTCTGAGATTCGGCATCCCAAGAGTTACTATCTTTCGGTGGATGATCTTGTCGTAGATCCTGATGCCCAGTATTGGGAAGACATCCAGTGGATTGCCCGCCGGGTCGTTCATCCGACATGGCTTGTAGACAAGAAGTTCAACCTGAAAGGGGAGCTTACCGGGAACATGGAGTCGCTGGGTACTCAGGGGATGTACAAGTCGAAGGGCGGAAAAACGTCCAGTGAGAAGCGGGACAGCAAGACCTTCGATCTTCTGGAATACTGGGAGGTGTACACCAAGTGTGGCTTTGGTGACCGTCTTCGTTCTGCCGAGAAAAAGTCGAAGTACAACTGGGGCCAGTTTGGTGATTTTAACTACCTGGCTATCAGCCGCGACGTGCCTTTCCCATTGAATCTCCCCTCAGAGGACTTGAAGAACAAGAGCTTTGAGGAAGTGTTCATGCAGGTTCAGTGGCCGATTCCTTTCTGGACAGACGGGGGCTGGCCTTTCAGTAAGCTCTCCTTCCACGACAAGCCGAAGGAAATCTGGCCCATCTCACTGATTAAGCCTGCTATTGGTGAGTTACGTTTCGTGAACTGGTGCATGTCTTTCCTTGCCGACAAGGTTGCGGCTTCCAGTACGACTTATGTAGCGATAGCCAAGGCAGCGGGGGCAGAGATTCAGGATCAGATCAAGTCCGGTCTTGGCCCTTACACTCACATCGAGATATCTGAGTTGTTTGGGCGTAGCGTGCAGGATGTTGTTTCGTTCTTGGATGCCCCGCAGTTCAACTCGGACATCTGGACAATGGTGAGTCAGGTGCTCGACCTGATTGACAAGCGGACGGGCCTGACGGAACTGATCTACGGTTTATCTGGCCCAACCCAGATCCGCAGTGCAGCAGAGGCTGAAATTCGCAACCAGAACGTGTCTATCAGGCCGGATGATATGTCCAGTCAGGTAGAGGACTGGCTAAGTACCTGTGCGATGAAAGAGATGGAGGCGGCTGAGTGGTCTTTATCTGCTGACGACGTGAGGCCGGTTCTGGGTGCGTCAGCGGCGTACATCTGGACAAAGCAGATCAAGTCCCAGCGTTTCGAGAAGACGGTACGGGACTACGACTATCGTGTGGAAGCCGGAACGGCTCGCAAGCCGAACAAGGTCAACCGGGTACGGCAGCTTAACGAGTTTGCACAGATTGCTATGCCCCAGTTGCAGCAGTTTGCGGCACAGGGGAATCCAGGGCCATACAACGCTCTGATTGATGATTGGGCCAAGGCGAACGACCTTGATCCTGCCCGTTACATGGTTGCTGAGGAGCCGGGTCCGGGGCCGGAGGAACAGCAGATGCAACAACAGCAGCAGGCTCAGCAGCAGCAAATGCAGCAGCAACAGCAGGCTCAGGAGCAGCAGATGCAGGCTCAGGCTCAGGCGGAGCAGCAGAAGCAGCAGGTTGAGATGCAGCTTAAACAGATGGAGTTGCAGGGCAAGCAGTTGGACATGCAGGGCAAGCAGCTAGACGTTCAACTCAAGCAGGATAGTCTGGAGATTGAGAAGGAGAAGCAGCAGCTTGAACTTGAGATCATGCGAGAGAAGAAGGCGGTGGAATGATGCAGGATCATAACGAGATTTTGAAAAAGGTGCTTGGTGCCGTGGAGGGCATGGACTTTGGGCACATGGAGAAACACCACAGCGGTGGCCAGCGTGCGCCGGGCAGGGAGTTGATTTGCCGGGCCAACCTTGCCAGCAAGGTAGATGTACATAGCGAGAGAATGCGTCGTCCGGGTGACGAACAGTTTCTGGCAGAGAAGAAGAAGGCTCCCCTGGTTATGGCACTCGGTACGATTTCGACGCCACAGGGAACGATGAAGTTCCGCAAAAGGATTCAGTAGGAGAAAGAAAATGCCACCCACATTGCCACCAGGAGCACTGGGCGGGGGACCGCTTGGAATTGAGGAAATTATTCGCCAGAACTCTAATAGAGCGAGAGAGTCTATGGAGGACGAGGCGAGGAGCCTTGGCTTGGAGCGGGATCTTCCAGCATCTTTGACGGAGGAGTTTAGGCCGGGCAACGACGACTTGCCGGGGGGGCATAACGTATTCTCGCTGCCCCGTCCCGATGCGCCGTCTGCGCCGGGAACAACACCTTGGAATCCCCAGTGGAAGAACGGCATCCCTCCGCAATTTGATCCACGGCAACGGTTTGCTCCTGGCCCGATTCCCCCGTTTGGAGCAGGTTAATGTCGCTAGAGAGATATCGCGCAGAGTGTGACAGTCTAGGCTGTGTCGAGTTCTTCGATCAACTGGTTGAGGATGGGAATAATCCCGGTTTTGCGGCGATGCTGGCCCAGAGGAGTCCACCTGGGACGAAGGGGACGGACAGGAATTTCCTTGAGGGCAGCCATGACTGGGCGGATTCAATGGGAAGCACCAATCGAAAACATATTTTTGGTGAGGCAAAAAAAGCTGGCATATCCACACAGGGCAAGGTGTACAAGGGTGGGCTTGGCAGGCCGAATGATCCGATGGCGTGGGTGGGTAATTCGGGTGATGTGCTTGCGGTTTGCAAGGAGAAGGGCTTTTCCTGTGAGGGTGCGGTTAATTACAAGGCACCGGAGCGTCGGATCAAGAAGAAGCGACTTGCAGATGACATAGCGCATGGGTTCATGCAAAAGGAACTGGCAAGTGATCCTTCCCTCAGAGAAAGGGTAAAGAAAAACCCGAAGAAATTAGTGGAGTTAAAGGAGAAGGTCGTAGAGAAGCATGGCGGCAAGAAGCGGTGAGGCGATATAATGACAAAAAAGCGTGTGCAGTTAGCAAGGCGGGCAAGCAGGTCTGTTTAGTTATGACACTCCAGCGATTGAGAAAGAGGTAGTCATGTACGGTCAGGGCAATCCCTTGCAGTCATCGTTACTGGGTGGCCAGCGGAACATGGCTGGTGATCCTGCCAGCAATCTTTCCGAGGAGGAAAAGAGGTTCTTTGAGGAACTGATTCGCAAGGAGTTAGAGAAGCAGCAGGGCGGCGGTCCTTCCATGCCTGGTTCTTTTTCACCTTACGGGGGATAGTTAGCGTGGAATTCCCAGATCGGCTAGGTCATAGTGAGTTTGTTAATTCTCTATTGAACGACAAGATTTACAAGGAGGGGGCTTTCAGTGAGATAGCCCGCAGTCTGGGCCTGACGAACGAGGACGCAACGAAACAGATACAGAGGAACCCACTTCATTTTTCGCCACGGGAGCGTCGTAGTTCGATGCTTGCAGAGGGGCACATTCGTCGCCTTCAGCGTGAGGCGAGGCCAAAAGAGGCAATCATAGGAAAGACAAGGAGATTGTAATGCCGATTGATCCGCGAACGGGACAGAGACTTCCTTACCCCGGCGAGCCTGGGTATCAGGGGCCGCCACAGGCAATGCCTCCGGGTATGGGTGGTCCTCCTCCGGGCATGATGCCTCCGGGTATGATGCCTCCGGGTATGGGTGGCCCTCCTCCTGGTGGTGGTCAGCTTAATGGTGGTAGCCCCACGATTCCGGGTGGCCCAGGGGAGAGTGCTGGTCCTGCTGTACCGCCGGAACTTATGGCGCAGCAGGGCGGAGGCCCGCCTCAGCAGCCGAATCACCTTGAGGTTATTCGCATGATGATGGAGGAGGAAGCTAGGGGTTTGGTGCAGGGTGACCAGACGCCACGCCCTCTGGAGAATCAGTTGGCTGGAATGCCCCCGATATCTCCACCCACGCTGGCTCCACCCCAGATTCCGGGGATGCAGGGTCAGCAGCCGGGACTGCCTGGAATGCCGGGGATGCCGCCTGGGATGCCAGGGATACCGGGAATGGGACCACAAGGCCCGATGATAGGGTAAAAACGCATGGCCGTTGACGATGGTGTACTAACGTACAGCGATATGCTGGACTACGTGACCGCCCTGACTGATGGTGGGGCGAGGACGAAAGATCTGCGCCTGTTCAAAGAGTCAATCCTTGGTGCATACAAGGATGTTGCTATGGCGGCTGAGTGGGACTACCACATGGACGAGGGCCGCATTGATCTTGATGCTAATCAAAGCTCCAGCACGATTACTTACGACCACACGGGTGGTGCTAGTGAGCGGCTGGTGACTATTGCTGCTGGTTCATGGCCCACATGGGCCAAGTATGGCCGCATTCGCATTGACGATGTTGTGTATTCCATCGAGGACAGAAAGAGTAGCACAACAATTACGCTTAATGAGGACTCAAACCCTGGTGCTATCGACGTGGCTGCCGGGACTAGCTATGAGATTTACCGCAGGGTTTATCCTCTCCCGTCTGATATGTGGCGTCTTTATGACGTTGCTGTGGAGAAAAGCTACTGGGTTCCTCATTACATTACTCCCACAGAGTGGTTGAAGCGTGAGCGGTTTTCAACTAGTTCAGGTCAGACCTGGGCGTGGACGATTATGAAAGATCCAGACAGTATTGGACGTTGGGCGCTTTGGGTAGACCCCAGCCCCGATACTGCCGAGCCTCTGGGCTTTATTTATCGCAGGCGCCCTCGTACCCTGCGTTGGGCCGGTACAGAGACAGAGGCTCGTACTTATACTGCAACTGGTTCTGCTGATGCCAGCACAATAACGACCAGTACAGCCTTGCCTGCGAGCATGGTGGGTTCTGTCATTCGCTTGGCAGATAGCACTACGACTCATCCAACGGGTCTTGCCGGAACGTATCCATTCTTAGAGCAGCATAAAATTACGGCTCTTTCGACCACCACCGTAACTATCGACGGAACATTATCGACGGCTTACTCTGGGGATAAGATGGTGGTATCTGATCCTATCGACATGAACGACACGATGGTTGAGGCTTTGAAGGCCCAGCTAGAGTATCGGTTGAGTCGTTTCTCTAATGATTTGAGGGACATGGCATCTGCAAAGCAAGTCGCAGATGTAGAGCTTAGAAGGGCATTGGAAGCTGAGGCTCGCCACATGAGTTATCGAACTAGCGGGTCTTTTTCGCGTTACCACTACCTTTTCCGGCATCTTGGCAACACGATCACAACAGACACAGACCCCTAGCAGATAACATGCCCAGAATAAGTGATTTCATTGGTCAGATTTCTGACGCTGACGCTGGCGATTTGCCGCCGGGTGCAGCTATAAGCCAGAAGAATATCAGTACCACCTCTGCTGGTAAGTTGAAGGTCCGTGGCGGTATGCAGCCTGCCACTTTTACGTCTACTGCTACGATCTCCGCAAGCAGTTACCACACATTTCAGCGCATGTGCTTCTGTAAGACCCGTCAGGGGGACTTGATTGGTGTTAATGGTATAGAGCGGGGCTTTCGCTGGGATGGCGCAACGACGAACGTGGAGGCTCTGGGGCTAACTGCCCCTGCTTCGGCCCCATCTATTGCGTCAGCCAACCTTAATACGGCTGACAAGGGCAAGGCTCTTACGTCGCCGTATGTTGAAAATAATGGCGCTGGCCTTTACCAGATTACAAGCAGTAGCCACGGCCTGAGTGATGGCGATACGGTTCGGCTTGGAAACATTGTTGGAACAGGCTCGATGGCCAATGATTTGAACGGCCAGTCCTTCACGGTTGCGAACAAGACAACAAACACCTTTGACTTGGCTGATACGTCTTTTGATGGAGGCCACACATCGGGTGGAACGTGGAGTCAGGACGGATATGGGGCAACGGCTGGGGATTATGTTTTTGGCTATCGCTACATTGATGACACAACAACGGCTGTTCCGAGCAGTTTGACAGGACTTACAAAGGTAACAGCCTCGGAGAATGATTTCTTTACCTGGTCATCCCTTTCCACAACGTCGGAAGCACGGGGACAGTACAAACTTGAGCTATTTCGCAGCACGGCGGGTGTGACGAATGTGCTGTTCAAGGTGGCGACCATTGCCTATGGGGATATTGGGAGCGGTTTTGTCGATGAGGTGGATGACGTAACTTTGAACTTGAGTAGCGCTTCGGATGTCCTGCTTGTTTTGACGAATCCGCCGGTAGATAACAGCATTGTAGCCCGCCGGTTTGAAGTTCCGCCGAATGACAGGCCCGTGGTTGTCCAGTTTCAGGACAGATACTTCTATTTAGGGACGGTAAAGTACAACCGGGGAACGGTTGGAACGAGCGGAAGCTCCACAACAATTACAGGTTCCAGCACTGACTGGGTTTCCTCGATGGTGGGGCGGTATATTGAGGTTGCCGGGCAGACAGCCCCCAGGGAAATTACGGCGGTTGGTGGGGCCACGTCCCTGACGGTGGATACGGCCATAACTGTGTCTGCTGGAGCAAGCTACACGATTGTTCCGGAGCAGAGTAACCGCCGCCAGGTGGATTTCAGTGAGCCGGATGAGCCAGAGAGCGTTCCGGCAGTAAATGTCTTTACTGTGCAGGAGTCTGCCAATGACGACGACGACATCATTGGTGCGATGCCTCTTGGATCGTCCCTTTTCCTCTTTGGAAAGCGGAACAAGTACGCATTTTCCTACTCGGTGCTACCCACAGTAGACGGGAGTGTGCGGTACGTGGAGGATCGGGGTGCATTTAACCATTTTTGCTGGGATGTGTACGAAAATGCGGCGTACATGATGGATGACTCCGGGCCTTACATTTTCTCTGGTGGTGGATCGCAGGAAATCGGTGCCCAGATACAGGATTTATGGCGAAAAGACGGTGACGGCGACAAGCTAGATTTCACCAAGACGGACCAGTTTCATGTCAAAGTGGACAGGGCCAAAAACAGGGCTTATTTCTTTGTTTCCTTCATAGGAGACAGCGGCAGTTACCCCACACGGGCTTTGGTCTATAACATCAGGCGCAAGACGTGGGATAACTACGAGTTTCCCCAGATGATTGGCTCTGCTGCCACGATTCAGATTAGCGGAGAAACCCGCACTGTCTTTGGGGCTGAAGATTCCAACATTTACATTGCTGACAAGGGCAATACGGACGTTGTGACAGCCGAGGTCACGGGTACGGCAACAGGATCGGGCAGTACAACGCTTACGGACTCCGGGGCGAGCTTTGCGGCGGCTGTTATTGGTGCCAGCGTGTACATTTACGAGGGAACGGGCAAGGGTCAGCGCCGCACGATCACAGCGAGGACGAGCACGCAGCTTACGGTCGCCGCATGGACGACAAACCCGGACACGACCAGTAAGTATGTGGTTGGTGCCATTGAGTGGAACTGGAAATCGAAGGCATTTGGTTTTCCAGAGGATGATATTCGCAATAAGCGGGAAGTGTCGATTGATTTCAAGCCTACGACTGGCGACCAGCGTATTGATGTACGGTTTTACTACAATCACAGTTCAACGCCGTTAGAGAACGCGATGTCCCAGAAACTTGGAGATGCGGTAGAGATTCAGGAGACAAACAAGGAAGACGCTGTGGTATTTATGAAGCTGGCCCGAAGTACGCTGGAAAATTCAGTGGGCCGGGAGAAGTTCCGCTTTGACGGGATGTATAGTTCGACATCCCACGGTGACCATGAGGTTTCAGTGGAATTGCGTGGCTATGCGGCTGATGATGTGCCTGAGATCAAGAGCATTACGGTCGAGGGGGTGGAGGAGTAGATGTATTCTCGTCATGCTGCCCAATTTGATCGTTTGATAGATGCCTGTATGCCCGCAGATCAGGTGGCAATTCTAAGAGACATCTTTACCAACCCAAAGGCTACTCTTGAGCATAATGGTGCGATAACACTCAAGGGGTCTTTGGTTGCTCCGAGTATTCAGTCTTCTCGCTGGGCGGTTGCCCAGCACAACTGGGACTATGGTTCGGGCGGTGCTTCTCCGAGTCAGGGTGGGGGGATGGCCTCGGTTTTGTGCAGGGAGGCAACTGATTTTCGGGGGAACGGGACAACGGATAACACCGATATCACGATCTACCTACCGGTTACTCCAGGGGACGACCCCAATGTAGTTGAGGGTGTCGTGATAGCATTCTTTGAGATGAACGACGGTACTTTCATGGCCCCCGGCTATGGTGACGACCAGATAGGCACGGTGAGGTATGACATTAACGGAAATGCCACCAGTCCCAAGGGCTGGGGTGTGATGGACGGGTCAGACAACTCGAAGGCGAAGGGTGGCTCTGCCTTGGACATTGCCACCAACAAGAGGTTTCTGCGACAATGGGCATCGGTGGGTGATAATACGTCTACCGGGGGTGCGGAAACGGATAGTGTGACGGTTGGTTCCCACAGCGGCGGTTCTGTTGATTCAGCGGTAGCTATCGCGAATCACGGATCTGGGACGAGTGGAGCAACGTCAGGAGACTTTCCGCATCACACACATGAGGTGGATAATAGCGCAACAGTTGCAGCAGGATCTGGCACACCACAAGAAGTAGCTAGTTTGAACCACACCGGGAATATGGTGTTAACGCCAACACCAGACGCCCACACACACACAACACCAGCACTTTCACACACGGTAACCGGGAGCAGCGCACTGTCGCATGGTGCAGTTTCAGTGGATACTGTTCCACCGTTTATCTATGTGGCGTGCTTGGAGCGACTCAACAACTCACGCACGGGCTTAGGGCTTTAGGGGATTTACAATGGCACAATTATTCCAGGGAATGACCCCTGAACAGACGCAAATGATACAGCGCCTCCTGGGTGGTCAGCAGGTTGGAGATGTCATTTCACCTTTGCTTACTCCGGGGTTGGAGAATGCTGGTGGCGATTTATTTATTGACGGCGAGCCGGAAAGACCTGAATTGCCAGAGCCGATACAACCTCCAGAGACTCCAATCCCAGAGGATCTAGGGATTCCAGAAATAAGTGATTATCTTCCAGATGATCCAGAGACTCCAGTTATTGAGGAGCCTCCAGTGATTGAGGAGCCGCCAATTACTCCTCCGATAGACGGTTCAGAGGCACCGCCGTGGTGGCGTCCTGACTGGTGGGGGCCGTGGACGGGCGACCCCAATTGGGTTCCACCAAGTTTTCCAGTACCACCAACTCCGACTCCGACTCCAACTCCATATCCGGGTACGCCAGGTCCAACAGGCCCAGCGGGTCCAACAGGCCCATCGGGTCCAACAGGCCCAGCGGGTCCAGCGGGGACAGGTGGTACTGGCAGCATAACTAATATTGCACATGGTGGTGCGGGTGGTGCGGGTGGTGCGGCTGGTTCTGGCGGTACTGGCGTCGGGGAGGGCGGTGTGCTTGCGGGAATTCAGGGCGGCATTCACTTCAACATGGGCAATCCTGCCCAGCGTGCTGTCGATGTGACGATGGATGCCTATGACCAGTACCAGCAGGCGCTACTCGACAAGTATTATGCGGACACTCTCAGGGATCTTGGGATGGCTGCCTTGGGCGGTGGTGCTGGCGGTGGTGGCGATGTTGTTGGACCTGTTGGTTATGCCAACTTGGTTACTGGCGCTTTGACTCGTTACCAGCAGCCCAAGCCGGTAATAGAGAAGGAGCCGCGAACTCGGCCTCCAAAACAGCCCAAGAATCCTCGTCGTGATTTTCCGATACTGCCTTCGACCATGACGGCAGCCCTTGGCGGTGAACCTACGGAAGGCTTGGATGAGCCTTTGGCGGGTGTTTCTGCTGTAGAGTCGGATGGTTTTGATGCAGGCCAGTTCGTCAGTGAAGTACAGGCTGATGTAGCGGGTGGTGTACCTGAGGCTGGAGTTCGGGGTGGACAAACTGACGTAAGTGTAGCGGGTATCCGACCACCGACCTCTCCGAAGCCAGAAGGTGACTGGGACAAGAAGGATACGGAAGAATTTATTGAGAAAGGGAAAGAATCCCCCGGCTGGGGCAGTGGCCCGATGGTTGATCCTGGTTACCAGCCCCCCAAGCTGACTCTTGCTAATCAAAGGGCTTTGGATTCACTTCAACAGAGGCCACCGAAAATAGAAAAGCCTGGTCCTGTTTATCAACATAAAACTGCGAAACATATGTCCCCTTGGCCGCAGCCCCCGAAAGCCGCAGCACCTTCGGCTTTAGATAGCCAGATGGCTGACATTATGGGTGGTGCAGGTGCGCCGTTGGGTGGTCAGCTTGCCGCTCAGATCAATCAGCAGGGTCAGGCGAATGAAAGGGAGAACCTTATCACGGCTAACCGGCGTGGGCTGGAACTGGGCCGCACTGCCCAGCGATTCAAGGGTCGGGAGCGAGAGCAAAGGCAAGGGGAGCAGGCGTTCCGTCAGCGCAAGGCACAGGATGTTATGGCTAACCTTGCGAACAGGCGAGGTCAGCGGAGGCCGAGGACGAGCGTGAGGGTACAGGCATAACATGACTAGCTATGCTCCGAATTACAAGCGTCCACGTCAGCCGAAGACGGCTCGCGTTCGTGGTGGCGCTGCTGGTAGCCAGACGGCGGTGAGTAATCTCCCCACCCCGAAGCAGCCGTCTTCTTACAAGAATCCTGTTACGCCTGCATCTCCTCTTACGTCTTCGCTTTACGGGACCGGGCCTGCTACGACCCCTAACTCCATTGTGCCCACAACCGGTGGGGGTCAGGCCCGGTCTTTTACGGAGTCCCTTGGTGGTGACATGACTGGCTGGAAAGCTGGCGGCAAGGCCAAAGTTGCCCAGAAGACGCCCGGCGGCATCCCCGGAATGGATCAGCAGCCTGGCGGAGTGCCGGGCATGAACCAGCAGCCGGGTGGAGTGCCGGGTATGCCTATGCCCCCACAGCCTTCAATTAGCCCTTCGCCTACGACTTCCATGATGCCCCCTCAGCCTTCAGTGCAACCGTCTCCACGGACGGATCAAGTGTACGGGCAAGGGACTGCTCTACCGTCGCAGGTTCCACTAACACAGGTTCCACCTGTTTCCACGGCGGACTGGTATCCTGATCCACTGGCACCGGAAAATCTTCCGGTTATGCCGACGAATCCTATCCAGGCTCACATGACTCCTGATGAGTTGGAAACTGTAGGGCCACCGAGGGCAGAGTTTCCCACCTCGTATGAGCCAACAGTGAGGCAGGCAGCAGCAGCGCAGCCCTTGGGCCAGGCTCTTACTGGACAGCAGCCAGCAGCGCAACCGGCAGCAGCGGCGGCACAGCCACTAGGGGCAGCCCTTACTGGCAAGCAACCAGCAGTCTCCTCGTATGCGTCCTCCATGCAGGCAGCACCAGCCAAGGCGGCACCAGCAAAGATATCGCCATATAATGCGGCAAGTGCCAAGCGTTCTAAGGCAAGGAGAGCCGTTCGAGAGAGTTCAAAGAGGCTTCGCTCGTTACGGGGAATGAGTTCTCGGCGAAGGGCGGAGGAGATGTCTAAGCACAGGGCATTGCAGGCAGCATCGCGGAGCGCTGAGGCGGACTTCCGGCTCGCTCAGGAGGACTTCCAGCGTGGATATACGAGGGAACAACAGCAGAGGGAACAACAGCAACCGGCTGTCGTCCAGCCTGCCGTTGAGCCTGCCGTAACCGAGCCAGTTGTCGAGAAGCCCCGATTTGCAGAGGTAGGTGAAGCTGCTGTCGAGCCAGTCGAAGATCCCCAAGCCGCCCATGAAGCTGCACTGGCGGCTGCACAGCAGGAGCGACAGGCGCTCAGTGTAGACTACAAGAGGATACAGACAGACTTGCAGGATCTTGAAAAGAAAAGGTACGGGCGACCGGGGATGTCAGCCAATGCGTATCACGCAAAGAAACGTGAATTGGAGGAGTCTCTGTCATCTACCGGAGCTAAAATCCACGATTGGAGGCCGCCGTTGCCGCCTCGCCGCCAAAGGAGTCCACAGGAGGAGGAGGCTTACCAGCAGCATGTGCAATATAACAAGATGGGTTCTCAGGAAAGGCTGGCCGCAGGCATAATTCGGAAGGGTGGGATATTTGTGCAAGGAACCCCGGAGGAAGCCCAGCAACAGCGCTATGCCAAGGAGCAACAGGGCTATTCCAAAATGTCTCAGGCCAAGCGGCAGGCCGCAGGCATAATTCGGAAGGATGGGCAGTGGGTGCAAGGAAGCCCGGAGGAGCTTGAGGAGGTTCGAGAACAGAGGGAGTATGGATGGATGAGTGAGTCCAAGCGGCTAAACGCTGGGATCATTCAAAAGCGTGGGAAGTTTGTGAAGGGGACGCCAGAAGAACTTGAGCGGGCTCGCAAGAAGAAGAAGGCTGGCGAAGATGCCAAATGGGAGCGTCAGGGATATGACCCGCAGCGTATGCGAGGCATGTATGGGAAAAATCCTGAGATATTGCAAAAGTTGAGGGGCATTGAACAGAGGGAACCGGCTGACAAGTGGGATAACTTTGACTGGAAAAGCAAGATAGACCCCAATAAGGAATATCTCTATGGGGGAACAGAAAAGGTTACAGGCAAGTCAATCATAATGATGCACGACTGGGGGCTGAGTATTGACCAGTTGAAGGATGACTTGCGGCTTACCACAAACATTGATGGTTCAGTTTTGTATCCTCCTGACGAGAAGTTTGAAGCGGTTCCGCAGGCAAAAGCGCCGACGCCACCGACGATAGAGGTGCAGCAGGCGTGGGAGGATCAGGGTGGCAAGGGACTTGCCCCGCAGGGTTGGCAGTCGGGTGCTGCTGTAGAGCAGCCTGTTGTTGAAGGGCAGCCTGCTACTGTGGCAGAGGGCATCATCCGTCAGGACTCAATTGCACAGGAGGTTCCGGGTGAGGAGGCCGCTGCCCGACCTGCATGGAGTAAGCAGGCGGAATGGGAGGCCGCAGGGCACAAGGGGGAAGCCCCGGCATATTTCGGAGGGGCAGGCAGTTGGGAACAATACGATGAGTGGCAGGCTAGTAGAGAACAGAAGCATGAGGACAGCTTGGCTTCTCGGAAGGAGGCTTTCCGGGTTAAAACGGCAGAGCGCGAGGAGAGAGGGGCTGCGGTACGAGAGAAGAACCCTTGGATAACGGAGGCGTTTCCCCGCGCCACACTCAAGACTGGACAAGGCACAGAATACGAGGGTGTGGACTTTAAGAATCTGGGCGGCCTGTCTGTAGACCAGCTTGACTCCATCATGGGTATGGATGATGACGAGCTAGAGGATGCCCTCGGTGGCCTCAAGGGGGAGGTATTGTACAAGCGTGGCAATAATGCCAGGCAGGCGAAGGCGTCGGCGGAGCTAGAGAAGATACGTCGGAGCGAGGCTCCCGATAAGTGGGAGAAGACGGACTGGCAAGCTACGATTCAGGATGACCAGAAGTACATCTTCCGAGACTCATCTGGAGACACGAACGAAACCACGGGCAAGTCTGTGAAGATGATGGCTGGCATGGGCCTGAACACGGACATGATGAACGACATCTTCCGTCTTCTCAAGAACGAGGATGGCAGCTATGTATTCCCAACCGAAGGGGCTCCCGCAGCGGAGAAGCCTCGCTTTGCAGAAGTAGGCGAGGCAGCTACCCAGCCACCAGAGGAAGCACCTGCACCAGACGCACCGGCACCTCCGGTTCCAGCACCGGAGGCAGAGTTTGATCCCACTCAATGGAGGAAGAAGTACAGGCACCAAGGCAGCCCATATGTAAACGAGGCTGGCGAGGAGATGTCGAATGAGGATTACAAGCGACAGAGCGCGGGCCTAGAAGCACCAGCACAAGAGGAAGCTGTGCAGCCCGCCGTACAAGAGGACGCTGTACAACCCGCAGTAGAGGAGAAGCCTGGAGAGACAGGCTGGATAGCACCGGAGAAGGGCAGGTTCGCAGAAGTAGGAGAGGCGGCAACAAAGGATTCCGACGCAGAATTCAGGGCGCTTATTGCGTCTGGCGAACACTTTACTGCGGAAGACTTAAAGGGTTTTGGTAAGAACTCTAGAGATGTGTTGGAATATGCTACGGCTATAAATGCTTGGAAAAAATGGCAGGCTTCACAGCCACCAGCACCCACACCTCCTGTCGTTCCAGACCAGCCACTGCCAGAGGTTCCGTCGCCGGTGCTACCCGTTCAGCCAGTACAGCCACCCGCACCCCCCGTGCAGCCACCCGTTGCGCCGGGGGCGGAGCCGGGATTTAATCACGATGAGTGGCAGGCCACTCTGAGGAGTGATGCGTCGGGTAATCAGTATACGACCTATGTAAACAAACAAGACCCTGCTAATGAAATTAGCTATGACGAGTTTAATAAAAGAGCCGGGATTCGTGAGGAGGACATGATAAAGCTAGACCCCATAGAGAGTGGGGGCTGGCAGGGCGGTGGACAGCCACCAGTTCAACCAGATGAACCGGCTGTGGAGCCAGATCCTACGGATCAAATCACACTGCCTGACGGAAGGGTAATGTCATTGAGGGATGCACTTAACGATATGTTCGGATGGAATACACAGCAGCCGGGTCAGCCTATTGTAGCTCCGCCCGGTGGTCCAGAATCGCCTGCCCCAGGCATTGGTCCCCCGGCACCACCCAAGCCTCCAGAGGATGAGGATGAGGACGAGGATGGCTGGCCAGATCCATTGCCCGAAGATGAAAGACCTCCCCTGGATGTGGTGAGGGATTTGATCGGTAAAAGGAATGTCATTGATGTCGATCCCGGTATGTCCCGTGAATACGTTAAAAGGGTAGAGAACCCCCAACTAGAAGCAAACCGCCGTATTGCAGAGATGTTCCAACAAGCCGGACCTATGCAGAAAAGCCTACTAGGTCAGGCAGGCCGTGGCATGGCGGCAGACGTGGGCACTCGCAGCCGGTATGGACTAGCGCCGATGGCACAGGCTATGCTTGGGGCACGGCAGGCACAGACCATGATTCCGTGGCAGCGGAACCTTGAGCAGGCCCAGCGGGAGCGCCAGTTTATGGAGCAAGCCCACCGCTTTGGCGAAGAACAGGCCGAGATGACCTCGGCGGATTACTACGAGCAGAGGAGAAGGAAGTTACAAGAGGAACAGCGACGATGGGGTTTAGTCCAAACCCTATTAAACCCCTTATTGTCCAGGCGACAAGGCTAGAGGAGAAGAACAATGGCAAATGATCCACGGCGGTCCCCGGAGGATCGTATCCGGCTTTCAGCAAATCCCGAAGGATTTCCCCCTCGCGGCAGTGGCGTTCTTCCGTCATCCGATGCGGACCTTCAGCGGGCTCGCCTGCTCAAGCTGGAGCGGCAGCTTGCCGAGGCTCGCGGCCAATCAATGGACGCTGGCAGGAATGCACCCCAACTGCGGGAGATTATGGAGGGTGCAGACCTTGCCTTAGCTGGACCGGATGCCAAGCAGGCTCGCCTACGTTCAATGGGTGAAGATACGATTCGCCGCATTAAAGAGCAGGAAGCTGCTGCGCGTACCCAGCGTGACGTGGACTATGAGGAAGGTATTCAGCGTGCGATGGAGCGTAGTGCGGGGCCAACGGCGGACTTCATTAAGCGGAAAGAGCTTGAGGAGGGTGGCCGTCCGGTAGGGGTAGCCCCGGCGATCAAAGTTCGGACACCAGAGGGTGACTTCGAGGAGTTCACGGAGGGCGAGGCTTTGTACGACCCTCGCATCTGGGAGCCGAAATTCTTCATTGATTCTACTGGTCGCCCACGCAGGCACATGGTGAAGAAGCGAAAAGGATCGGTTGAGTCGGCCCACAAGCCTCGGGGGAAAGAGCCTCCTACCGAGTCACTCCCCGGCGAGGTCTGGCGTTCGGTATTTGGCGAAGACAAGGACACTTCGGATGTAGACCCCAGCGAGGTCTGGCGTTCGGCATTTGGCGAAGACGAGGATGCCACGAGCCCCGGCGATGAGTCTTTGGGCGAGGATGCCACGAGCCCCGGTGCAGGGCTGTCGATGGACGAGGTGTTTGACCAGACACCCCTGTCTACAGGTGAGGAGGCAGCGTCAGGCGACACCCCACAGGCAGTTGCTCTACAGCCAAGCGATGACGACCAACTGGTTGCTGAGGGAAAGCCATTTTCTATGTCGCAAGATCCAGTAGTGGGTGAGGAGCGCAATGTAGATGCAGAGTTAGCCGAGTGGATGGATACGGAGGCCGGTCGAGAGGCGGCTGACAGACTGGGTGGCTTCTTTGGCGATGCTGACCCTCGGGATAGTCGGGATGCTGATGCCATTGAGGGTGGCTTGGAGGGGGCAGGCGAGGAGGTTGCAGATGCCACGCCCTTCCGTGACCCAGCGGGTGTTGCCGAGACACGGGAGGATGTTATCCGTCGACTGGGTGGTATGCCTAGAGAGTTTGGGGATATGGGTCTTGTGGACGAGGGGCCGACTGAGGAGCAGTTGAAGCTGAGGGAGGAAACCGCAGAGAAGCGGTCAGAGCAAAAGGATGAGGCTCGGCGGTTGCGCATGATGCGGAATCCACGGTATCGGAAGCATAATATCCAGCCGGGAGAGTTCCGTTACACTCGCACTGGTGACCCGAAGGCGGATGCAGCTATTGCGGCGGCTATGGTTCAGGCTATGAGTGCCCGTGATGTTGGCCAGATCAAGGCAGCATCTGATTATCAGACCAACCTAATGCGTGCGGCGGCCACTGAGCAGGGCGTTGATGAGCGACGCAGACAGTTGGATCTGGGGATGAAGTACAAGATGGTAGATGCTTTGACCACACGGCTTGCCGATCCAAACCTCCGCTATCAAGACCGAGTGTTTATTCAGCGTCAACTTAAAGTTCTTATGGCAGAGCTATCCGGCGCGCAAGATCCCACCGGAGGCGAACCTGACGGCGCTGGCGTCCGGGTTCCACCGAACGAGGCGAGGCAACAGCTAGAGCAGGAGGATGTCGAACTTCTCACTAGGCTTGATGCTTTGACGGAACGTGTCAACGAACAGGTAAGTTCCAGTCCCGGCGCTGGTATATTTGGCATGGGTTCGATGGTGACTAGAAATATGATTGGTATTTTACAGAATGAATTGCGGGGCATGATAGAGTCTGGTGTTATTAACCGAAGGAATGTGGGGGCTTTTGGCAGTGTTTTAGCTTCTCGCTTGGATAGCGACGTGATCGGAGCCATGTCGAGTCGTCCAGCAGAGGATCAGGTATTTTTACGCAATCTGATGAATGGGGTTTTGCCAGAGTAGGAATGAAAGAACATGCCCTTTCAGATAGATCCATTCAAGCCGCTGCGCATTGATCCCCTTAAATATCTGTCGGACCCGCTAGGGGCTCAAGATCCCTTTTCTGCGGTGAACAAGCAGCTTCGTGCTATTGGTGTGGACCCCATTAGCCTTGATCCGGTGAGCCGTCAGCCCAGAGTGCAGACAAGGCTGCCGAGTGAGCGAGTGGACGTTGGCACAGCCTCAGCCCACATGCCATCGGATGACCTTACCCCAGAGCAGGAGGAGGGTGCCTTAAAGAAGGCTGGCGGGGGATTGCTATCTGGCCTGGAGTGGGTTGGCCGCAAGCTGGATTCCGTTCTTGGTGCCCGAGCGGTTCGTGGTGTATTGGGTGGTAATCTACGGGAGGCACTCAGCTTTGGCCCACTGGGTCTTGTGAGTGATGAACTGGGGCTTACTGACAAGGCGGATATTGTGGGTGGCCGTGAGCTACTGGAGAATGTTGGGATTCTGGGAGAGAATAAGCCGGGGTTTGATGCAGGAGATGTGACGGGTTTTGCGGCAGAGGTATTGCTTGATCCCTCAACTTACTTCTTCGGCATGGGATTGGGTGCCAAGGGGGTGCAGGCTGCCACCAAGACAGGCAAACAGCTTGCGAAGGTTAACGTACTAGATGACATATTGGATCTGGCAAAAACAACCAAGGGTGCGCAGACCTTGGGCCTGCCTGAGAAGATGGGTGCCCGCCAATCAGGAATGTCGATCACACTTAGGGACGCATTGGGTGCTGAGGCAGCGGGGGGGCTTGACGACATACTGGGTATGCCGGGACTGCGGCATAGGGGTAAAGTATATGCTGGGGGTCTTGGCCAACCCACGAAAAGGTCGTCCCTTTTGGGGATGCTAGATGATGCGGGAGTTGATGTTACTAAGCTGAACCTTGACGAGGCTCTCACTAGCCCCGCACACGTTGGCTTACCTAAATTCCTGGCCCGTGGCCCGTTGTCCGGTATGCTTCGCAGGCCGATGAACCTTGCGCCGGGAGGGAAGGCAGAGGCGTGGGCTCGCATCATGGACAAGACGGGTGATGCAGTACGCTGGAGTGCTCCGGGCAGGCAGTTAGCACGGGCATTCAATCCACGGCTACGCCGCACTTTAAGTGGAGAGCGGGTGCCCGCAACACGGGTAGGTCAGGAGGCGGCACTGAATGAGTTCCGTTTCATGGAGCGGACGGCCCAGCAGGTTCACCGTAACAGCTATGAGTATGGCCAGAAGTGGGTAGCATCGTCGCACTTTGACGTTCAGAAGATTATTGATGATGTGGATACGCCAGTGTATCGGGCGATCAACACAGTTGAAGACGCCGAGAAAATGATTCAGCAGAACTTCGACTACCTGAACTCTCATCTTGAGGGTTACCAGATGCTGGACAATGGGACCATGCAGATTCCCGAGTGGCATTCAGACATCTTGGACCGCTTGGCTAAGAACTACGGTAGCCGGATCGACGGTCTAGGCAGGAAGATTGATGCCCGCAACAAGGAGCTTGCCGAAATAGAGGGATGGAAAGATGGTCCAAGGGACACGAAGTTTGACATTGCTAACAAAAGGATTCCGGCAGCCATTGAGCTAGGGCTTACTGATAATGTTCGCATACTGAGAACCCAGTGGAGGAAGCTGGACAACAAGCAAAAGCGTCTGATTGTTGAACGGGATGGGTTTATGGCCGAGAAGGCGATGGACGTGGAGGCACTCAGGTCTGCCAAGGCGGGGGATGCAGATGCCATCGGGGCGGCTATAGACCACACGACAGGCTGGGGAGAAACGCACTTGCGGATGAGGGGTGGCGTTCATAATCGCGCAACGCCCGATCTTCCCGATCACCTCAAGGAAATAGGGCCGGACTTGGCGGGGATTGCCCAGCGTAATCGCGATGCGATGGAGTATTCTACCAGGCGTGGTGTGGATATTGCTCAGTTGATGGACAACTATGCTCTACACAGCCCGCGAAAACTTTTCAGAGTACCCGAGACAACCAAGCGTGGTGTCAGGGATGCAGCGAGCAGGAACGCAAGCCATGCGGAGTACGGCACAAGGCATCAGATCAGGCGTGCCGAGGAGCTAAGGGAGTGGTTTGGTGGCACTACGTTCTTGAACCGGCTGAGTAGAAAGGATATCTACGCCGGTAGGTTGCTGCCGACAATGGGTAGGGCTGAACGCAGTGATATGATCGACATGATTGCTAACCAGTTGGTTCGTCCCCTTGGCGAGCTAGATGAGATGCGGTTGGCCGGAGGCGAGTCTACCAGAGCATTGAGGGATATGAAGCTGTTGAAGCCGGACGGGACATTTATTGGTGGTGCTGCGAGACATTCGGATGTGCGGAAACTTGCAGAATTTCTCGGAGATTTGGACGGCAGGCTTTTAGATATTGGTGCGTCAGCGTTTGAGCAGAACCCGATACTGGCAATGATGAGCTACCATGTGGATGTTGTTCGGGCGGGCCATGCGGTAGAGGCGGCGACAACAATGATGGCCCAGCACGCTGACCTGATAGGCGATATCGGGGATGCTGTAATGGTTCCCGGTGGTAGACGTGCGTTAACTGTGTCGCAGATGGCGAGAGGGTGGAACAGTAAGAGTAAGACTGGAAACATACCTCCTGCCCTACATTTCCAGATTATCAAGAAGCTGTCCCAGCAGAATCCCAACTGGGACAATATGTACGGTGTTGCTACAGCCAAGAAGCCATTCAAGAACTTGAGCGAGGATGTGATAGAGAGGATACAGCGAGAGGATATTGATTCACTACTGGATGAGTTCAGACCACTGGCAGGAGAAACAGAGCATCCCATCTTTGGCGAGATTCGCAAGATACTGGACGAGATATCTTTACCGAAGGACTTGGGTGAGGATGTTTCCCGTTACGTGATGGCGTTTGTGGACCCAGACTCCATGAGCGACTTCATTGGTGCGTGGGACACGATGACGGATGTTCTCAAGACATCCTTTACTACGCCGTGGCCAGCGTTCCACTTCAGGAACTTCATGTCTGGCCAGGTCAACAACTATTTCATTGGTGCCTACGACCCCAATCATTGGGGGCCAAAGAAGTGGTATCAGCCTGTATTGGATGCCAAGACACTGCTGAGTGGTAAGACGATTAAGGGGATAGCTGAACAGGTTCCCATGTTCCGTGGTGGCAGGAACATACCTGACTGGTTCAAGGGTAACCCGGACGATTACGTGTCAGAGTGGTTGCGGGCGCAGTCACGAGCTAGTGATCTGATAGGTCCGCAGCACACACGGGAGCACCTGCACGCTCTCACAGAGCAGGGTGGCCAGTATGATCTGTTGCGTGGCCGCTTTTACGACGAGGTGACTGGCACACGGACGCTTGGCCAGCGTCTCCGTGACATACGCCGTGGCCGAGATCCACACGAGGGGATCTACGAGAGACAGGCTGCGACAGATCCGCTTCGTGGGCCATCCGAGAGGTTGCCAGATCCTATCGCTAGTACAGCCCAGCCGAGAGGGACTCGCCTTGGTAGGGCTGTGGAGGGTGCCCGAGAGGTTGGGCATGAGGTGGAAGGGTACAACCGCCTTGCTCCGATAATAGCCTTTATGAAGCAGGGCTATGCCTTTGATGAGGCTGTGAAGAAGGTCAAGCTGGCGCAGGTGGACTACTCAATGTTAACGACCGTTGAGAAGCGTGTGTTCCGCCGGATCATCCCGTTCTATACGTTCACCAGGCGTCAGATACCGTTCGTATTAGATCGCTTGGCAGACCCATCCAGTGCAATGTCACAGGCCGTAAGGGGCGTGACAAGAGTAAAACGTGAGATGGAAGATGTGGAGAACCCCACCCCTGAGTGGATCGCGACAAACCTGTCCATTCCGATACCGGGCGGGACAGGGGGCCAGCAGCGTTACCTGATGGCTGGCGGTATGCTAGGTGGTATGGAAGATGTGTTCTCACTCCTGAAGCCGGGTCGGACTGCGTTGAGCGGAACCCGCAGGACGCTTTCGGGTATTGGTTCAAGGATGCACCCGGCAATGCAGGTGCCCGTAGAGCTTGCAACGGGCCAGTCCCTGTTCTTGCAGAGGCCACTTGAAGAAACCAAGCCTGCTACAGCACGCCTGATTGGCGGCCTGACAGGAGCAGAGGAAGTACCCTCGTTCCCTGGCCACATAACAGAATCTGTGCTCAGTAGACTTCCGGGCTTCGGTCGCGGGGTATCAACGATTCGTTCGCTAACGGACCCACGCAAGCCGGTGGTCACAGATGATGGGATATCTCTCCTGAACCTCGCTGCACGCCTCCTTCCGTCTACCACAGGTATTCGTATCTCTGAGGTGAACATGGACAGGATACGAGACAGGGTCATGCAGGAGGCCATAGAGGAGCATCTGAGGACCAACCCGTCTCTGAGGACGTTTAAGCACGTCTACATCCCAGCGGATAAGATAGCGGGCCTGGATGATGAAAGCCGCGCCCTGTACCTGCTGTACAAGAAGATATCCAGCAGGGCAGCGAAGGCTTCGAGGGCGAGGAAGAAGGAGGAAAGCCGGGCGTTGTCGTACTCTATGTGATGCCGTTGTTAACTTTCAGGCTACCATCGCCTAGTTGTTGCACCGCAATTGTCAGGGATGATCCCTTCTCATAGGCATACAGAGCGTAGCTTGTAGTAGAGCTAGGGGTAGCAGCCTGAGAGATTGTGTACCCCTTGCTTACGGTAACACTGCCATCTGTAAGCTGCGCTACGATATGCTCATCGTAGTTCACATCGAATCGGTGGATACCAATGATGTCTGCCATCAGAGTAGATCATGTATCATGAGTGCTTGTGGTACACCCCCCGCTTTTGGGGGGGCAGTGTAGGTTACGACTAGCTTTGCGGCATCAGCCCCGGCACTGTCGTGGGACTTGATCCTCATCTCCCTGTCCTCACTCATGCTTGCATCAGTGGGGTTGAGCAGGTGGATGGTGATGTTATTGCCTTCGGCCCAGCCGCCTCGCGCGACGACCTCTGCAATGACAGCAGTGAAGTCCGCTGAGTCGAGGAAGTTGGTGGTATCGCTTGATGTCGCCAGGGTCCATGTGGTCTTGGCTGAAGTTGCTGCGCCCTGGGAGGTAGTCATTGCGCTGTCGTTGGCAATGGCCCCGGCGCTATCTACATCCTCGGCGTGGATGTCGCACGTCTTGCTGGAATCTGAGTAAGTCCTATTCAGCTTGTACTGGAGCTTGGCCGCAGAAATTATTGATCCAGCGGGTATACCCACGCTCAGGAAACGGAAATAGCAGGTCGTATCCTCTGATCCAGGCCCGGCGTTCGCAGCCCCGATGCTGACGTAGGCGGCGTTGTTGTTATACGTGAAACTGCCAAATCCATCACCGATGCGGTAGCCATCATCGGCGTTAGCCTCTACTTGTACCGTGACGGTTGCCATTAGGCGTTCTCGTAGTGACCAATGATAGTGACGTAGGCTTCCCCGACATCTGCCACATAGTCTACTGCAACACACTCAAGGCTGGAGATAACCAGCCCGCTGTTTATCAGCACAGGTGTGGAGTTGTCTGCCGGAATGGAGCCTGCCCATACAATTTTTGTGGCCGCATCCGTAATATCATTATCGGTTTCGTCTGCCTTAGCGTCTGCCGAGGCCGTGTTGCCTTTGGCGAAGTTCAGGCATACACCTGTAACTGTTGTACCGGCGGGCGTGACTACCGCGCTGCTGGCATCCCTCGGGACATGGACACGGACGACAGTTGTTGTATCCGAGTGACACCATATCTGGTCGATGTGTAGATTCTGCGTAGTGGAGGTGTTCTTCACCAGCAGAATGGTGTCGTTTGCATCTGGATCGTATGTGACGTTTGCCCAAACATACGCCTGCCCATCCACTAGGGAGGAGTGGAGCAGGTGGTTTTTCTGTGTCGTATACTCCGGTTGTTTTATTGAACGTCCAGTGATTGCCATTATCTTCTCCTGGTGATTTATTTCACCTATTGTAGTTGGTTGCGGGGGGTAAGGCCATGTTTACTTGTTAGGCCAGAAGGCGTGCCCAGCCAGCAGCCCGAACAGGAAAGCTACGACGGGATGCTTTTGGCTGGTGGTCAGCAGCACATAGCTTACGGTGGCTTCATGGTGACCGCTTGAATTAGCGATAACATCCCATATAAAGACAACGACTATGAATGCCCAGATAATAATTTTAGGGACTATCTCCCAGTTCGTCATCCCAGCCGCTCTCCAACTCGGTTATTACTATAGCTAGGCAACCCGGCTTCATCCGTGGTCTACGGACAATGCGGAGGTCGTCTATCTGTTCATCATCTTCATATACCCCGGCGTGTTCCAAGGCGTCGAACAATGCCTTGAGTATATTATCTAGATCCCGCCGCCTCCTGTCAGGAACAAATGCGTAGATTTCCACCTTTAGCCTTTCGGTATGGTGGCGGACCCCTTCTGCGATAACGTATTCGCAGACTTCATTGCGGTAATCACGCCCCTTTGCGCTGAGTATTACTCGTCCAGCGGGAAGTGTCCGCCAGTAAGTGTTTACGCTTGGTGGCCACGGAAAGTTTAGTAGAACAGTTTTCGAGTCCATTCGTCCACTTCTCCTTGGGTAACGCGATGCGGAGCTTTGAGGTCAGGGTCACGAAGCCTGAGCCACGCATCTAGGTCATAGTTATCAGGGTCGTGTTTCTGCTTGTAGGCAAGCTGCTGTGCATGGGGCATGGCAGCCAGGTCATCCATGTGGCATTTCTTGCAGGTCCGAAAGTAGTTGCATATATGCATCCATCGCTTGGGTGCCTGCGAGCGGCGCTCAATCTCATGGGTTTCAAGGGGGAATCCCCGGTATGTTTTGTTGTTGCACATCCAGCAAGTGGGATGTTCGAGCGCCCAGTTACGTCTCTGTGTCTTCAAGGGAATCCATCGGGTTAAGTTTGGTGTGCGGGTAGCGGTAGCAGGGCCGCCCGGTGAAGGCTTTGTGTTGTGACCCGTCTTCCCAGTACACTTTTTTCTTGGCATCCTTGCCCAGCACCCAGCCGACAACCTCCATTGTGGGGAAGTCATGCGACTTGACCAATACAAATACCTGGTCATCTCTATCCTTGGGGTGGAGCAGCAGGTTGCCATGCTTGTAGTTCGTGCTGCGAACCTGGATGTTAGTGCCAACATCTGCGACGATTTTGTCATAGTCCTTGGCGAAGTCGGCCCAGTCTTTAGAGAGGGCCAGAGCGACAGCGAGTTCTGCCCTCGCTCCATCGACATGAATGGCTGTGCCATCCCCCTTGAAGCCATAGGCGTCTGCCTTATTTATGCTGTTGTTGTATGCCTGCCTCTTGATCCCTACGTTGTCGGCATACTCTCGCTGGGTCTTAGTCAGGATTATCCTCACTGCTTTCCTCCATGAGTTCGCGTTCGTATTCCTCTACGAATCGTTGGGCCTGGGCGTCTGACATAATCATCAGGGGTGAAGACTCTGAGTCCTTCTCGAAGAACAGCCACCATATCATTCCTGCTTCGTCTGTTACCTTCTTGGCAAAGATCATCGGCTCTCCAGTTCCCTTGATATGGATTTCCATAACCATGTTGCTGTGACTTGTGGCTTACCGTCCATGCAGCCTCTCAAGTACCACGTCGGCGTGTCCCGAACAAGCTCCCCGCGAAAGCGTCCAAACGGGAACCTCGCGCCCCGTTTGCTTTTTGTCTTGACTTCCCCTTCCGAGGTGTCGCCAAAGGGGTCCACCGAACGTGACTTGTATAGTGCTTCGGCTGCGACACGGGCGCGTTCCTCCCGTGCCTTTTGTTCCTGTTCAAGTTGCAGTTGTTTCTGTGCAGCCCGGAGTGCTTCGTCTATCTCGACGGCTTCATCAGATTCGACAAGATCTTCCTTGGCTTTCTCGACAGTCTCGATTCCCCATGTGCCACTCATTACATCCGGGGATGTCATGATCTTATGGGCAAGCGTCACATCTACGAGGTCAATCATCTTGAAGTGGGGCTTGCGGCTGGATGCTATGGCTTCACAGCGTGACTCGGCAGTGGAGCCAGCGAAGTCTACCGTCCCCTCCAGGGGCCGTGTGCCACGTCCGAATATCTGTGTGTAGAGCATCTTGGATCTTGTTGGCCGGGCCATGATAATACACTCAAGGCCGGGGAAGTCCCAGCCTGTGGTGAGAATCCCCACATTGCAGAGATGTGTTACGCCATCAGGGTCTTTGGTGAAGGACTCTAGTGCGTCGTGTCGCTGTTGCGGGCTACATCTATTGGTATCGGCACATATCCACGCTGACTTGACTCCATAGCTGTCTGAGAGCCTCTCAGATACCATCTGTGCCTCTGCGACACTGGCACAGTAGATAGCGGTCTTGAGTCCCCGTGTCTCTCTCGCGGCTATCTCAGCGATCTCATAGATGGTTTCGTACTTCTCTAGCTGCTGGCTCAAGTCTATCTGGTTGAAGTCCCTGCCCATCGTAGTGGAGGACATGGTAACTTCCGAGAGGTTGAGAGACTGGAGGCGTATGCAACGGGCTTGGGCGTTGACCAGCCAGCCATCTTGGATGCCATCCACGATACCGTACTGGTAGACACAGCCCTCGTAGAGGTTGGCCATGCTCTTGCGGTCGTGCCGTTTGGCTGTGGCGGTGACACCTAGCACCTTGGCTCCGAGGCCCATGAAGTGGTCAAGGAGGTTGGCCCAACTCTTGGTGATGGACAGGTGTGCTTCATCCACAACGACCAGCCCCACATCCTTTATCCGTTTGTAGCGGCCACGCACAAGGGTATCCTTACTGGCCACGACGAAGGGGCTACGGTTCCACGCCGACTCATCGGACCAGTTGTGTGCTTGCTCAATGCCTGGGTACACGCCGGTACGTTGGGCGATCTTGTGTGCTGCTTGAGCCACCAGAGTAATCTGCGGGGCAATGACAAGGCACCTGCCTCTTTCCCAGCGGCTCATTAGCTGGGTAAAGATTTCTGTTTTGCCCAGGCCCGTCGCCATCTCCACGATAACGGCATCCATATCACCGAGCGCCGACTCCACAGCGATGCGTGCGTTGCGTTGGTACGGTCTTTCGACAAAGCCAGAGGCATCAGGTGCGCTTGGCTCATCAGCAGTAAACCCTCTCAGGTATGTCTGACTCATTTGTCCCATTCATCCTTCCAGCCTATAAGAAATTTTACTGACTCAAAGCCATTATCAATTGCTCTGGCGACATCTTCCCGTTCCTCATCACTCATGTCATCAACCCAAACCCTAAGCAGATAATCAGCAGTAATCAGCGACAGGGCCACATGTCCTACTGCCTCACCACAATTCAGTTTAGACCTGTCTACTTTATCTAGTTTATGCATCGCCATCTTCCTCGCCCTCCTTGTCTAGGCTAGGAAAAGAATCCAGCAAGTCACCCTTTGCCTTGGCTATTTGTTTGGCCAGGCGGTCACGAACTTCCCGCCGCATTGCCCGCTTGGAGCCAAGCGTTTTATGTGCTTTACTCAGCACGCCTAATGTTTCCTTCACAGCAATAGTTTCGTAGTGCCCCGCTCGCCCCTCCCCTTTAAGAGCGTTCAGCCGATCCAGCACTTCACCGTATGTGTATCCGCAGTATTGTGCGTCCACTCCAAAGGCAATGGTGAATACCTGCTCAACGAACTCAGGCTTGTCGAGGAACAGTTCTATCTCCTCCACTACTTCGTTGCACACATAGTTCTTTCCGCGATCCCTTATGCCTTCCTTCCTCAGTCGGTTGCGGATTATCCGCAGTAATTGTTCAGGTGTCATTACTCGTTCTCCTCTCCAGTTACAGGGTCAAAACCAATGATTTTATCTATGTATCTCATCCCATTCATCCCACTTCCGCAGGTGTTCGCATTCATCCGTATCTACATTTCCATCGTCACCTGCTGGTAAATGCTGCGCTAACTCAGGAGCGTAGCTCTGCATCCTGCGAATTGCCTTGCGTTGGATTTGCCTGACCCGTTCGCGAGTCATCTTAAAGATGTGGGTGCATTCTTGGAGCGTGTATGCATGGTCATGGCCTATGCCGAACCTTAGCTTGATGATCTCACGCTCCCGGTAGCTAAGATGTTTCAGCGCCCGGATCAGCGACTCTCTCAAATCACTGATCTCTGCTGACTTGGTTGGGTCTACTGCCTCCAACCGGGCCGCTTCTTCGCGGGCGTACGTGAGGAGTTGCTGGGGCTCAACTGTGATAAGCTGTTCCTTCTGTGTGATAAGTCCATTGATCTCCACAGCATCCCGCAATTCCTGTGGCCACAACTCATCCCAGGTTTCGCCGGTCAACTCAAATAACTTCTTCTCTACCTCGTCAAAGAAAGACTTCCGCCAAAAAGTTTTGCGACCACGATTATGTGGTTCTTTCGGGGGTAGGTTCTTCAGGTTTACCCACTGATTGAACAGGCAGCTTGAGACTCCAAGGTACTTGGCAACTGCCTTTTGTGTACCCATTTCTTTGGCGAGCCGGTGGAGTTTCGCATGGTATAGTCGCGTGACGGCTGTTAGTCCGAACCCGTCATCCTGTGGTACTGCCTGGGCTTCGATTAGATCGTTAGTCATGGCTCCCCCTCCTGGGTTACAGGTTCTCTACGATTCCACTGCCGGATAGCAGCGGTAACAATGCTGCCGGGCATGAATGCCCCGCATGTCTTGCACGTTACGGTAGCAAGAAAGTGTCCCTCTGCACCGTCATCCACTGTGGCCTTGCCCCCGCAGAAGGGGCAGGCTTTCACTTCGTCCATGTGACCCCCTCCTTTAAGGTGCCAGCTTGCGACGATCTTCTATGGCAAGGCGTTTCCTCTCCAGTACCTCACGGTCACAGTTCCCCGTGGTTTCCCGAAAGCTCACGCTCTGTATCTTACGAAGGACACCGTTATCCCACAGCATTAGTACCCACTTGCCCTTCTCCTTCCTTAGCCTGTATTGCTCTGGCTTGGCCATACGCCAGTCACGCACATGGTACGACCACGTTGGTCGCTCACCCTGCGGGTCAAGGTGGTGCTTGAATTCCCAAAAGATAAACTGGTCAAACCTGTGCTCCCAGTTGGAGGTGCACACATGGTTAAGTTCAATAACAGCCACCGTGTCGTCCCTTGTGGATGACAGTGGCACAAGCAGTACAACAAGGTAGAGCATGTAGTAGCCTCCCAGCTACTACAATTTTACACTCTACTCCTGCTGGATTGCTTCGCGTTCGTCGATTCTCTCGTGGGCCGCCTGGAAGGATTGGTCAAGGTCAATCATCTGATCGACACTGAAGGCCATACCCTTGTAGTGGCTCTGGATTTTCTGGATTTGCTCCAGACTATCGGCTTGCCGCATGGCAGCTAACGCCCGGTTGAACTTTTCAACCAACCCCTTAGCGCCGTTAAGGTTCTCCACATAGCGGTTGTCATCAAACTTCCCCTCGAAGACATCGCTATTAAAGCCAAGTGTAGAGAGGCACTTGCTCCGCAGGTCAGTGACAAGTTTCTTACGGCACTCATCACCGGGTCGGTACTTGATCTCATTGGACAGCGGGAAGGTTCCCACCTCATCCCCGTGCGGGTAGTAGAACTCTGCCAGCAGGGTGATCTCCACGATTGTACCATCGGAGCCATAGACGTTATCGAAGCAGAGATCACGAAGTCCCCACGAAAAACCATAGGGTCCAAACACCTCGGTCGCCTTCTTGAGTTGAGCCTGAGCGTCGATGGCAGTGAAGCCACCCCGCTGATTAACTCGCTTGGTGGTCGCCGGGTCAGTCACACTGACCTGATCCCACAGTGTCATGCTGTTCTTATCCATGCTTAGTGTCCTCCAGTAAATGAGTAACGCTTCCCCACCCTGGGGAATGCCAAGAGTCCATGTCTCTACAATCCTTAATAGCGTCGAGCACTTGGTAGTTAGCTTCTCTCCCTTCTGCTATGAGGTCACTCGGAACCTCGTACACGATTGACTCGTAAGGCTCAAAGTTTCTCACCGCTATGATGATGAACTTCTTTGCCTCAAACACATCCAGATAGTGTGCGGCTTGCCGGTGGTACTTGTATTTCCATACAGCATCCTTGAGGAAGGATCGCTTCGTAGCGTGCCGGGTAGTTTTGTAATCCACAATGGTGTCGCCGAGTACGAGGTCGGCCTTGGCCTTGACCGGCATCCCATGTATCTCATTGGTGCAGACAACCTCGCAGGATTCTGGCTGGGCAGCAGTGACAAGTTCATGTGCCGCAGGGTTATCCCACATGGATGCTACCATCTTGGTAACGTGTGCCATTTCCTCTGCGGTCAGGCAGGGCACATTGCCTGCCAGTTCCTTCCAGTCGGCCACCAGTTCCCGGTGGGCTTTCTTGCGTAGGTTCAGGGGCTCGTCATCTATGAAGTCGGGCAGGATAACCACATAGTCTGATACCCTGGAGTCCTTGCCTTGAGTTGCTAAGAACTCCACATAGTTGTGAAAGCCTGTACCGATACGGAGGGCATCGCTGCTAAGATCATCAGCCAGGGTCTTGAGATTGTGGCGATGGTGATACGACCAGGAGCCAGACTCCTGAAAGTATTTCATCATTGAGTTAGAAATCTCGTCCCGGTCGAAGTAGTCTGCTGTGTCAGCGATAATAGTTTTCATCTATCAGGCTTTCCATAGGGGTTACGATAGCCCCGGCCTCATCAATAGTGAGGTTGAGGTCATCATCCATGCCATCTGCGAAGACCTTTTCCATGCACCGGTGTGCGGTCTTCGGGTTGAAAATGTAAATGTATGTATGGTCTGCTTTGAGATAGACCACACATCGAGTGAGGACTTGGCTATCCCTCACAAGGTCATAGTATTTGAATAGATAACGCATGGGAAGTCCCTTGGCGGGCAGTTTCCATGAGCGTTACTGTTTGCGCCGCATCAATTCATAATGTAGTATCTGCTGTACTTCGTGGAGAGTTCCCTCTCCACCGCCGGGAACCTTGAGAATCCATTCTTCGCCCTTCGCGGCCACCTTCTTGGCAAGGTCGCCAAAGGTTATTACACCATGACGTTCCATTAGGTTCAGGGTTCTGGTGCAGAACTCTGCCTGTGCCAGTGGGGTGTTGCCCAGCGTACTGTTCGGCTTGTCTTGTACTGTGAATTCGGCACGCGAGATAGCAACGTGCGCAGCCTCATAGTTGCCACGAATCAGGTGTGCTATCACCTTCTCTCCGGTGCGTCGCGCCTCGTCTGGCCGCAGGCCAAGCTCATTTCCTATTAGTCCCATCCGTAAGTTTTGCAGCGATCTGTTCTGCGACCTCCTTGCGATGAACAGCCACGTTATCTGGTGCCTTGATGCCGATCTTAACCCGGTCAGGCGTGATCTCCATTACATGCAATTCAACATCGTCACCCACCGTGATGACTTCTCTTAACCGTCTAGTCAAGATCAGCATTATGTTCTTTCCTGGGTATAAGCCACACGTCACCAACCTTCACACCGCCTAGCGTCCCGGCCCTGAGCATCTGGCGTATACGTCCGGTGGTAACGCCTCGCTCCTGGGCTGCTTGCTTGACGGTCATCAGGTCTTTCAGCTTGTAGTCATCATACATTACTTATCGAGTCTTGTTGCGATTCTCTCCAGTGCGGAAAGAATCTCGCGGTGTCGGGTGTCATGCTTGCCCTGCATGTCAGAGAGCAGGTCTTCGTAGTGGTCACGCTGCCGCCGAAGCTCATTGCTACATGCTTCCTGCATCTTGGTAATGCGCTCCTCATGCCGGGGCATCAGCACCTTGGTGCTGTACCAGAGATACCACCCCAGCAGGCCAGTCGCGCTGACTGTCCCCCAGTCCATTGAATCGAGTACGTGCATTTACTTGTCTGGATTAATTGGTCTGATCGAATCGCCAATCAGAAGTGCCGCCACAACCCCGGCCACGGCTATTGCCGACTCGGTTGGTACGCCATAGTCCTCTGCATGTGTGACGAAGAACGCTGTCACTGCCGCAGAGACAGCACGCTTGGAGAAGATCAGCGTGAGGAAGCCGGGGGCCATGCTCTTAACTTTGTCAATGATTGTGTTCATCTTACATTCCTAACTTAGATTTAAGTGACTCGATGATACCGCTGCCCGCTGAACCCTTCAGCAAAAAATATGCACCTAGTCCTGCCAGAATTAGGTACAGCAAGGCGCGCCGCTTGGCGGCCTTCTGTTTTGAAAGCTCGGCCTTGGCCAGGATCTTTCCTTCCTTAGCTTCAGCCTTGTCCAGCTTGTGGTCCTGCTTGTCGTCGCGTTTGTCTGTTGTGCGGGGGATATCGGTAGCCTCACGGTTACGCCTCTTGTTGTTCCTTATCATTTTACTCGACCTCCTTGGTCCTAGACGAGTGTTGTTTTGCTTCTCTCTCCAGTCGCCTCTTGGCACCGTGTCGGCTCATGGCATCGCGAGTCATGCGGCTGATGCTGTGTACCATCATTGTCATCCAAGGGTAGCTTTGTTTCGTGGGGTTCATCGGTGGGCGGATGCAGTGGAGGAAGATCGTCCGTGACGTAAGTGTTGTGAGTGCCTTGGAAAAATCAAACGAGTTCCTGAAGGCGTAGGTGGAGTCAGTGATAATCACACTGTCTCCGCCTTTCAATATGACACCTAGCTTGTGTGCTGCTGGCCTGTCCATCCAGTATTTGCAGAGGTCGTAGTCGACAAAGGTGCCTCCGAACCTACCATCCAGGCCATCGGCGTATGCCCTGATCTCCTCCTTCTGTTCTCGGAGTTCCTCCTCACCGAACTTTATGGCGTATCCGTAGATAATCGTTTCTCCTCCATGTCAATCATCTCCTCAAGGTAACGCTGCATCTTCTTGTAGTCGGTCAGCCTTTCAACTCCAGGCTTCTTCCCTGCCCGGCAGAGGTACTTGGCGATGTTACCTTCAAAGAAGTTCAAGTCCCACGCCTTCACTACATCGAAGGGTTGTATGTCGGAATAAGTGTAATGATCCGGGTTGTAGCTCATGGTAAAATAAGAGTGCCCAGCCCCAAGAGGAAAAGGAGATAACCCCCCAGGGCCGGGACACTGGGCCAGCTACTCAGATGGAGGCGGCTGGGAGGCTTCATCCTCTGAGGCGGCTGGCATTTCTCTCTCTTGTGTCTCCGGCAAGGCGGATATCAGTTCGTCCCCGGATGGCACGGATTCGCTAATTGCGCCCGTGATAAGGTCAACCCGACCGATCACTTCGGCCAGTGCGTTGCGGTGGTAGTTAAGCTGGTAGTCCCACTGGTTCACTACCCGGATGAGTGCCTGCTGGATTTCCTCTACCATCCGCTGAAGCTCTACCTGCTTTTCGTTGAGGTCGTCGGAGTCAATCCCCTCTACCTTCCCCTCGATGATGGTAAGTTTCTCCATCACTTCCCTGTTGGTTGTTCGTTTCTTTGTGGGCATCCCCTTGTTGGCCATGATGACCTCCTTAGATTCCATAAATTACCGTGAGTACATGCTCTAGTGGGATGGTCACGTTGCCATCCATGCCTTTGATTGTGACAGTATCATCGGTTCGTCTCTCCAGCCTGCCACAGCAGAGGTGTTGCTTGAGTTCGTCGAAGTCAGGTGGCTCTCCGTTAAGCACACCCTTGAACTGTGTGCTGAGTGCCAGTAATGCTTCGGCATCGTAGTGTACCAGGGCGATCATAGCTACGCCCGGCTTGAGCTTGGGTGAGAACTTCTCGATTTCCGGCAAGTCGTGCGGGGGATTAAGCGGGGTCACCAGAAAGTTCAGCCCTGGTGAGTCACCGTCCTTCAGCATCTCTTTGGTGTAGTCGAGGGCTGACTCCTTCGATGCGAACGGCCCGATAGCCTCTCGCATAACATCGGCCATCCAGTCATGTGCCACAATCATGTACTGCATTTTACTCTCCATAGTAAAAAGGCGGGGGGCAAGATACCCAAAGGACTAGTTGGTGAGTCCTGCGGCATCCGCCCCCCACGTTGCACCTAGAAGGGGATTTCCTCGGCCACTTCCGCCGTCTCAGGCTTGCTGCCTACTGGCAACATCTGGACATCCTGGGCCAAGACACGGACACGACTCCGCTTCTGGCCTTCATTCTCCCATGTCTCATGCCGCAGCTTACCGCGAACGATAACCCAGCGGCCCTTTACGAGGTAGGTGCTGACTGTCTCAGCCAGCTTGCCCCATGCGGAGAGGTCGAAAAAGTTGGTGAACTCCTCGCCTCCCTTGAAATCGTGGACAGCGATAGCGAAGTTCGCCACACTGTTCTCACCAACCTGTGTCAACTCGGGGTCGGCCACAAGGCGTCCGGCCAACACAACCACATTCATATCAGACATCGTACATCCTCCGGTCTTAGGTAATTATTACCGCCAAGGGTAGCAGAAGCGTACAGGATACTCAAGAGGTGCTGCCGATTGTTTCCACAATCTTGGCTGCCATCTTTGCATCGCCGTTCGTAGCATTCACCAGCTTTCTTGCGTAGATGATTGCATCTACTGGGCTGATGGTAGCTGGACTGGAGGCTTGCTTGCGCCGCCAGCGTTCCTTCTGCGCTGCACTCATTCGTTGTCGCTGTGCGACAGTTCGCTTCTTACCCATCTCACTCTCCTTAAAAAGGTTTGTCGGTTACATCCAACGGTTCTTCATCCCCATCTGGTGTACGGCCAACGAGGTCGTACTCAGGGATATGCTTCTCGATCAGGTCGTTCATGATTGCAAACATTGACGTATTGGCAATGACCGCTGCAACCTTTACTCGTTGAGCCAACTCCTCCCTCACGGGTATGGCCCGTCTGGAATCTGCCATCATCTCACCTCCGTAGAATCGTTACGTTCTGTATACACACCCAGCGAAACCTGGTGTTCTCGTTGGTATCCCTCAAGGCGGCGCAGGTTCTGGATTGCAAGTCGCACCATGTCCTGTGCATTCCTGATGAGGAACATCTTTGCCAGTGGATTGTAGGACTTCAGGGAGGACTCCTCGGTTAGTGCATCCTCCACTGCTGTCAAGGTTCCCACTAGTCTCTTTAGCTTGTCCTCCTTCATGTTACTCCTTCCATATTAACACAAGTGTAAAACGAAACAACCGGCAAGGAAAGAACCGTCTAGCCCCGCACACACCGGCCCCCTTTCACCCATATTGAAGGGTATGGGTCTACAGGCGGCTTCTACTCGGTGTTCCCGACGACCAGGTTTGTCGGAGCTAGACGGTCTAAAACAACCGGCAAGGAAAGGAATGAAACCTTACCAGGTTTTCTCCTCTGCCCATTGCACAAGGGACAGCAGCAGCGGTATGGATGCTGCTATTACAAAGCCCCATAGTTCTATGTCGTACATCATTCTTCTTCCCCCTCTAGGTTTTCCTTGTAAGCCAGCAGGTCATCATGCGCTCGGTCAATAACCTCTTGCCACTCATCCCCAGCCATCTCCTCAAGTAGGGAGGCCGACTCTCTGACAAGTCGTATGTCATTGGCTACCATGACAGCGGGAGCCTTGAGTTCAATAAGCGTCAGCGTTCTCTCGGCCCTCTCCATATAGAGCATCAGGTTATGCGACCTGTGTTCGGGGTGTTTACTCTCCATGTTTCCCAGCCTCCTTGTTAAAGTTGTATACCGCATTGGCAAACCCCTGCGGCGTGATACTTCGCTTGTCACCCCTGTCAGAAGACGGGGGCATCTTCCAGATAACCGGCTCAACTTCTTCCGGCTCCTCTGTAATTTCAGGTGGCGGGAACACGAAGCCACCGCCATGCCAGATGCACGTTTTCTTTGTGTACATATCACCGTACTGCCACGGCTGGAACATATCATCCGGCTTACGCCACTGGGTAGACAGCCTGCCCACTGGATTCTCCAGCATCCAGGGTGTGCCATGCCACTCGCATAGTTTCCTACATGATTCGACCAGCGTGAGTGCATCAATCAATCCCTGAATCCCTTTGCTCTTGTACCACCTAGCTCCGCTGCCGGAGAGGTTGGTGCATGGGGGAAAGGCAAAGATGATGTGTGGATCAGGCAGGTCTGACGGCGTAAGCGTTCGTGCATCACCCCATCGGTACGTGATGTTCCCCTTTACCTTGTCACCAGCCATTGAGTGGCGGGTATCAATGCAGAGGCAATCAAAGCCTGCGTCTGCCCAAGGTTTCACCATGTTACCTGTGTAATCACACAGACTAATAACAGTTCCCATGTCCTTGTCCTCCTAGTAGTTCTCCTCCATGTAATCCTCTGCATCATCCAGCAACCAGGGGAACGCTTCCTCTAGTGCATCCTTGGCCTCGATTGCTGACTCCTCCTTGCCCGGCCCATCCCATGCAGCCTGCTTCGCCACAATCACATGCGACCATGTTATCGCTTCCACCTGAGCGGGTGTTAGATTGTCACTCATCCCTCATCCTCCTCGGTTAGTTTCTCAAAGCCGTCGTACATTTCAAAAGCTCTCATCTCCGATTGGCTAAGGGTACTGCACACACAGTCAGGATCACCACATGGCAGGGCATCTTCCGTTGGATTGCCAGCTATACATACTGTCTCTATCATTCCTCATCCTCCTCTATCCATTCGTACCAGTAGTCAGCCTCCTCCCAGATACGCCAGTAGATTTCATCATGTATCTTCTGACTCACGGGCTCATCATCAAACGTCACAGCGATTACGAGATGCGTAATCTCATGGTCATGTCCTCGCTCGACCGGATATCCTGGTTCACTTGGCCCACATTCCCAGCCGGTGACGTTGCCTTCAAACTCTGTAACCTCTACCTGATAGGGCAGGCCACCCACATCAATCTCCAGTTCCCTGTTCATCCCTCATCCTCCTACGCCAGAGTTATGTAGCAGAGCATCTGCCGCCTTGATGTCCTCAAAATCTACACTATTCTTTTCGCAGTGTTGTTCCCAGCGGTGTGAATCTTCACAGTATCGCCACAGTCGAGACAGCACCTCGCTTGGGTGATACTCTCTGCTGATAGCGTCTTCACCAAACGCTAGTTCAAACACATCGTCAATAAACCTCTGGTCTACTTTGGTTTTCATCACTCATCCTCCTCTACCCTGTAATCAATAGGAACTGCATCCTGCTCAATCATTTCTTGCAAGCGTTCATGTACCTCGAAGTCTGACACCGTGTCGTCCCCATCAAATACGACGATGACTGTCGCTATTGTCTTAGCCATCACTCATCCTCCTCTGCCGTAGCAAACATAACGTGTTGGTCATCGGTATCCTCAGTGCAGAGCTTGAAGTGGTGTCGAGAGTTGCCATTCAGGTACAGCTTCTTGGCAAGGCTGCACGCCTCGGCCCCATCCTCGGCCTCAATTTCTGGTAGCTCGAACGTGAGTGTGCATGTCTCGCACACCTCAAGCGTCACGGTGTAGTTCTTCATCGTGTTACCTCATCTGCCATGTGCCTAGTTCAGTCTGCTTGCCATCCTTGTCAGTAGTAATATGGACAGCCACACCTGGGCCATTGCATTCATCGTCGCACTGAACCCAGATACCACTCCCATCACTCAGGCTAATGATCGGGAAGTTGTCGCCGTCATACGACACCTTCACAATCTTCAACCCCTTCAACTGCTTGTTAAGTTTCTTCAAGAACTCTGGCATGTTACTCTCCCTCTCCATTTAAGAACTCGTTACCGTCACCTTCCCCTATGGGAACAAACTCATAGCATCGCTTGCAGCAGAGAAACCCGTCTTGGTAGGTAGAGTAGCAACCGCAACAACTAGTTAACCGCTGCCCATCCTCATCGTAAAGAGCCCTGCCCCACTTGTCCTTAACCTCAACCGTTGCGACACCTGGATACTTAACTTTCATGTCACTCTCCATTTCTTCAAGCCCTTGGAAATCTTGTGAAGCTGGACAGTGTGTCGTGCCAGATCGTACAGCTTGATTTCAATCCACTTTTTCAGCACAACAGCAGCATCCTTCCGTGTTTCAAAGCCTCCTGCTTCTCCGTAAGAATCCCCGTAGACAATGCGATACTTCACTGCTCCATCCTGCGAGTCATACGACTCAATCGCTGGTAAGTCATTCGCTCTCATCACTTGCCTCCAATCATCTGAAACTTCTCCTCTACCTCATGCTCTTTCACACAGGCCAACATCCTAAGTGCATCGGCTAGATGTGTCGCACTCACATAGATGGGGTAGCTGGCCGGTGCCTTGACCTCGAACAATCTCCTGCAATCATCCCATGTTATCTCGAACGTCATGTCACTCTCCTGTGATTGGTGTTACATACTGCTTGCGTTGCTTTGTGCCAGCAACCGTGAACTGGTAGGTAAATTCTGGCACAGCACAATGGTCCTCGACATCCTGCATCATCGCCATAAGCACCTGCAATACCTCGCGGGTATCGGCAGGGTCACTTGTCCCTATCTCAAGCGTAAAAGTATTCACGTCACTCTCCCTTCGGTAAAAATTCCCAGCACTTCCCCTTAGTCCAAGTTCCACAGTGGCGGGTAACAACTCCCCACTCATCTGGCTCTGGCATTACCTCGTAGTACAGCGTCAACTTGATGGGTGCGCCATACTCGGCAACCCCATCCACTACTATCGGCTCTTGCTCATAATGAATCGCGCTCTCAACCTTGCTGTACTTACCACACAAAGCCATCTCGAACTTTCTCTTGGCCATCTTCTTGTGATTAGTTGCTGCCATGTCGCTCCACCTTTCTATTATCTTGACCAAACAATTCACATGCTTCATCCAGGGTATGCCCGTTGTCGATGTGGCACAGTATCCGGTAGCCCACCGCTGGCTGGCACAGTATCGGTAGCGGATCACACCCCATATACTTGGCTGCTTTCCTGATTACCTTTACCTCTGCTGGCCTGTAGTAGACAGCAGTATGCTTGTCGATCCATGTAAGCGGACCATCCTCCGAGTCCAATCGCTCCTGATATTTATCGGTCAGTCCCATACTGCTAGTCCTCCATTGCGGGGGGGTCAATCTTATTGGCGAATTTACGCAGCTTTCTTGCTGCCCATTTAGGAAAGAACCGCTTGTCCTGTTCGGGGTCAAGGTAGCGTGCAAGGAACCGGCACAAGATACCTACCTCGATGTCCGGCATCATGTAGAAAACCCCCTCATCATCTTCACACAGGAGGTCGCCGCACGCCTCCAAGATAGCGGCTGCTGATTTTTTCTTACGCTCCACCCTCTCGGTTGCTTCTTTCAGTAGACTGTCCATGCTGCTAGTTCCTCCCTATAGTAATTTCCTCTGCCTCTGGCCACGATTTGTCTGGCTCCCATACCCTACAGTTGTAGCTCATCCAACCAACTGGCTGCCCATCATGGTGCAGCGTTGGGTTTGTCCAGTTACCCCCACCAATCCCCTCATCAAGCTGGTAGTCCCTGATTAGTTTCCGTAACACCTGGAATGTTTCTGCTTCCAGCCGATGCGGACTTGTGATCGGTGCATACTGCCTGAAGTCTATGTTGCCAACCGTTTCAATCGTCACTGAAAACATCTGCTAGTCCTTCCAAGTACAAACACGATGTACAGTTAGCCATAGCCCACCGATAACGTAGCCAGTGTGCCTGACCATTCCATCTGTCGTATCAACATACATTTTCTGTGCGTGTTGGTTGCCAAGATGGTTCATCAGCCACTTGCGTGGCGGGTTGTCACCTATCTGGTAGGTACTTCCGTATTGATCTACTGCCAAGTATCCAAGCGTATCCATGCTGCTAGTCCTCCTCTAATGTAGTGGGTAGATAACCAAGTCGACACGCTTGTCAGCACACGCAGTACACTGGCCACACGAATGTCAGTCCGGTAATCGTTCTGTCGCTTGCGTGATCTCTTTTCCCGCTGGAATTCTGGGTAAGAATCCCAGAAAGAATCCCTCACTTGTGCTTGAGTTTTCATGTCACTCTCCTATTCAATGCAGCAGCAGATGCCCGCCGTGTTGTAGCAGTTGTCAATGTCCCTACCATCTAACTCCGATGGCAGGTACAGGTAGAGAGCCGCCCCTCTTGGATCATCCTGTATATAGAACTCCACCCCGTCATGCTCTTTGACCAAGGTATCCAGCCTCTTGAGTGCGCCACCCTCCATGTCGCGGGTTGCCCACCTCTCTCGGATCATCTCGCCTCGGCGAGTCTCAAAGTATCGGTACGGTGTACCATCCTCATCACGCTGGATAGTTCCGCTGGCCTCATGATTATTCCACGATCGCAGGGTTCTCTCGATACGCAACAGCTTGTCGATCTCATCGAATGAAAAGCCCACCCGTTGTAGGCGATTCGACAGTCGAGCGTAGCGTTCCCGTTTAGCCTTTGTCATGTTACTTTCCTTTCGTTATTGCTTGCTCCCTCACATACACTGGCGTCACATTGTGCAAACTCAGAAACCTTTTTGGATTTTTATTTGTGCTGCTAGTCCTCCCTATTCGTAGTGTCGTGATCCAGTTTCCACCATCGAACCCGCTTCATCTTCGGTCGCTACCCAGTATTCATCCGATCCAGCAGGTTCGGGTAGAAAGTTTGCATCCAGCCCACGGGCATCGAGCCACTCGCATTCAGCTAGGCATTGATCCCCATAGTTCCGCTTGGCTTCTGCGCTCTTATCGTCGGCCATCTTTCGTACCCTATCGCGGGCAGCATTGGCTTGCTCCTCCGTAGGGAACCATTCGTATGCTACTAGATGGCTATCTCTCCCCCACCATCCACCCTCCTCTGGTCCACCATAGTAGGGGACCGAGATATACAGGCTGACATAGCTACCCCTGGCAGGCGTAGCGTTTCCACAAACCTCGAAGAATTCAGATTTCATGCTGCTACTCTCCTCTAAACCAGACCCATTCGTAATCAGAAGCCACCGCACCCTTGCCCCACCAGTCCGGCATTTGCAGGTCATCCCCGCATGTTACCGATGGGTCTTCATGGCACGTCGTACCCTGGATTGTCCACCAGCAGGAGATATAAAAACTCTTGCCATCCCTAACCACTCCCTTGAATGGATAGGCTACGGGGTTACCGTAGTCATCGAACGGTTTATATCCCAGGCCGATAACCCTATCCCCGCTTACTGTCTTGGTAATCCTGGCAGGGTCGAACAGTCTTTCCCTACGTGGCAGATGCCACGTCGTATCGGTTCGTGATTCGTACATGCTAGTCATCCAGTCCCAGCATCTCACATGCTGATTCGATTGCTTCTTTGCCTAGTTCCTCTAACCCCTCATCGGTTAGTCCACCCTCATCTCGGAAATCGCAGGCGTATTCCTGCCCGAACCGTACCGATGTGAGGTATTCACCATCGCCACCGTACACATTAAACACCGTGTCCAATGTGCCATCGTCTACCAGTTGATAGTTCATGCTGCTATTCCTCCATGTATCCGTCAAAGTAAACCCCATCCTCCCTAGTGGAAGGATCTTTACAATGATCCTGCGCTTCATCCAATGTCAGCCCACGCTGCATTACTTCCCTCTCTTTACCGACATCGGGATGGTAGAACCGTACGATTGCGTATGTTGCACCCATGCTGCTAGTTCTCCAGTCTTGCAAAGGGTTTCGTTACTCAGCATCGTTGCCGTTGTCCACTTTCCGCAGCACCTTGCCGCACCTCTCGCACTCGAAAGCACTAGGCGAAAACTCTCCCCTTGGATTGTCGAATCCATCGGCCAGTGTTTCACCTCTTGCGAATGATCCAAACGCTTCCCACTCATAGCAGGGATGCGAGCAGTCGTACCCAAACCCGTTGCCGTTATCGGGATCATCCAAGGCAGGATCGTTGTCCATGTTTCCGTGTTTGATTTCCGCAGTAACCTCATCGGGAAAGCATTTCCGGCAGAAGTCTAGCGGTTCATTCATGCTGTTGTAGATTCTTGGCATGATGTATCTCCTATCAATTCCCACTCAAGCAGGCGGGTATCTGCATCCGCTGCATCCACCACGTATCTGGTTCCACCACGTAGCTGGTTCCAGTACGCCCTGGATTTTCCATTCGGCCACCAACGTGGCGATGGCATGGCTGGCCCTAGCTAGTCCACTTGCGGACATTATCGCTAGGAAACTCACCATCCATCCATCGCTACCACGTTAGTGATTGCCATTGAATGTAAACAACAAACAACAAACAACAAACAACAAGCAACATTGTGTCGTTGTCGTTGTGTTGTGTTGTGTTGTGTTGTTCACTTCACATATATAACCACCGCCATACGTCGGTAGAGGGTCGATATTCTTTCAACTTTGCCAAGATAACCCCGCATATTTGAAACAGGCCCGCAGTGGGGGCGTAGGGGCATTTGGATTGTCGATAGGTACTGTCATAGGGGTGGCGATATAGTCCGTTAGGCTGGCGACTAGGGACGATTCACCCCTGGAGATGGGTTAACCCTGGAGATAGGCAGACCTGGAGATGCCTACCCTGGAGATTCGCAGACCTGGAGATACCTACCCTGGAGACTCGATACCCTGGAGATTACTAGACCTGGAGGTGGGCGCATAAAAAGAGCCAGCAGGTCTTACCCTACTGGCTCAAGTGCGCCAGTGGCAGCTATGCCATCGACAGCGAGCGGTTCAATTCTGCTTTCCGCATTTCATCCTCTAGTGAAAATGCAGTAGGCTTGCTACCCTCAAGGATTCGGTTCCTGACAGCAGACCACCGCGATTGTCTGGCATGCTTAACCTGCTTGCGCGGTGCAGTGTAGTACCTAGACTGGGCTTGTGGTTGCGTTTCATAGTTGTCCTGCTGTCCTTCACCGATAAATGATTGTGATAGCTTGGCAACTGGCATACCGTGACGGTCAGCCGCATACGTTGACATATGGCAAGCGTATTCTTCTCGCAATACCTTTTCCCGATTTGCAAGAGTACTTTTCGCCAGTGGTTTGCTGTTGATCTTCGGGGTACTCTTGATAGATCGCCATACGTTGCGACGATGACCACACCAGCGGGAGAAGGTATATAACCCTTGCAAACCTGGAGAAATTGGATTCCCGTCGCCATCGGTGACTATTAGGAATCCCGATTCAGATAGCAGCCATTGTCCCCAGTCGCCGAAGCTATCTTCAGCCATACAATCAGCCTGATCGAAAGTCACCGGTTTGTATTCTGCGTCCTTCCCCTTCTTAGTCTTATCGGGGTGGTTGCGCTTATACCATATTCGATAGGCTGATATAGAATGGCACTTGTCCAGTCCCTGTTCGCGCTCTAATGCGTTTATCGCGCTATGCGATTGGTGGAAAGTAGGGTTTTCTAGTTTTTGGTAGGCGTCCATGTTGCGTTATCCTTTTCAGTGGGTAGTGGTTAATTCCAAGCGCGCTGTTGGGCGGTTGCGGTGATGATGCCATCGGCAACAGTTACGATGACGGTAGTGCCGACACCTAGACAAGATTCGATTTTGCGGTTAGTTAGGTCACATATCGGATTGGAACTGGCAGCATGATGGTGGACTCGCTTCTTGCCATCGACACTGGCGGTCAGTGTCACCACGCCAGCAGCGTAGGTAACGTCGTACGGGGTGCCGGCTGGCATGTTTGCCGGTTCAAATATGTGATGACCGTCGAGCCATAGTTTGCCAGCACCGTTACGACCCTCACCGATTGTGAGTATGGCAACTTGTGTTGCGGTGGTTGTTGCGGTGGTCATGGTAGTATCCTTATGAACAAGTGTAGTTACTGCTATGCCACTATGATCGACTATTGCGAACATGTTGTCAAGTATAATCGGGGTGGATTGTATAGTGACCTTTGTACACTACACTTATGGGGGGTGGACCTGTTCTGGCCAGAATGGCAGTCTACCCCACAATCTGACAACATGACTTGTGCAACTGTAGTCAATATGACACAGCCCCCCTACTGGGTGGTACACCACGATACTGTACAAGTGTACACCACTACTATAGGGGGGTATCGAATAGCTCGCTAGGGGGGG